GTAGTAAAGACTCCACATGACGATAAATATCACATTATCGATTGGAAAACCTGCTCTTGGGGTTGGGACACTAGAAGAAAGTCTGAAAAGATGACCACGTACCAATTGACCCTATATAAACATTTTTTCGCTATTAAGCATGAAATAGATCCAGAAAAATTGGAGACACACTTTGCTCTCCTTAAGAGAACAGCAAAATCTAACAATGTTGAATTATTTAAAGCCACTAGTGGAAATAAAAAAACTCAAAATGCACTTAAATTATTAAACAAGGCTCTCTATAATATAGACAACAAGAAACACATTAAGAATCGTTTAACGTGTCATGGAAAATTTGGTACGTGCGAGTTTTATAAAACAGAACACTGCAAATAAGAGGTTACTTTGGAAAAAATTAAAGTTATAACAATTAGTGATATGCCATTCGCTCCTTCGGGCGTTGGCACACAAACTCGATATATTATCGAAGCTCTCCTTAAAACTGAGAAATTTAAATTTTTTAGTTTAGGTGGGGCGATGAAGCACCATAACTATCAGCCCATAAAAACAGAAGAACATGGGGATGATTGGATTACTCTTCCGGTCGACGGCTATGGAAATCAAGACTTGTTGAGGTCGATCATAAGACAAGAAAAGCCAGATATGGTTTGGTTTATGACAGATCCTCGATTTTGGAAATGGCTCTGGGATATGGAAAATGAAATTCGGCCCCTTTGCCCAATGATCTATTATCATGTGTGGGACAATAAGCCCTACCCCCTTTATAATAAAAAACATTACGAATCAAATGATTTTATTGCTACAATATCCAAAGTTACAGATGATATTGTAAAAACAGTGGCACCGGATGTTAAATCTTTGTATATACCTCATGCTGTAAATTCTGAAGTGTTTATGAAGCACGACAAGGAAGAAATTTCTAATTTTTCGAAAAATTCTTTTGGCGATAATTATGATGAAAATAAATTTATTATTTTTTGGAACAACAGAAACGCAAGAAGAAAGCAGAGTGGCTCACTAATTTTTTGGTTTAAAGACTTTTTGGACAAGGTGGGCCACGACAAGGCAACATTAATAATGCACACAGACACTAAAGATGTGCATGGTCAAGACTTGGAGGCCATTGTTAATAATTTAGGCCTTGCAGATGGTCAGGTTTTATTTTCTAGATCAAAAGTGGAACCACATATATTATCTTATATGTACAACATGGCAGACTGCACTATTAATGTGGCCGACGCAGAAGGTTTTGGCTTGGGCACTTTGGAGTCACTATCGTGTGAGACTCCAATCATTGTCACCATGACAGGAGGCCTACAGGAACAAGTTACAGATGGTAAAGAGTGGTTTGGCGTTGGACTTGAGCCGGCATCAAAAGCAATTATTGGATCCCAAGATATTCCATATATTTATGAAGATCGAGTCTCTGGAAAGGATGTTGTAGATGCTATGCTAAAGTTATACAACATGTCTAAGGAGGAAAGAGAAGAACTAGGAAGAAAGGGGCGCGAGCACACCATGAAAAATTATAATTTTGAGAATTTTTGTAAAACATGGGAAAAAACACTAACCACCATCCACGAAGAAATGGGCTCATGGGACACTCGTCGTGGATATAAAACATGGGAATTAAAGGAACTATAATGAAGAAAAAAATAATTGTAAGAGGGCCAGTCTTAACAAGGTCTGGCTATGGAGAACATGCAAGATTTGTTTTGCGCGCCCTTAGAAAAGTAGAACACATATATGATATTTATGTATTTCCAGTTCCATGGGGAAATTGTGGTTGGATCTATGAAGACGACGAAGAGAGAAGGTGGCTTGATGAAATGATTAAAAAAACTGCCTTATATCAAAGAACACAAACGCAAGAAAATCAGATTCTTTATGATATGAGCGTTCAAGTCACGATACCAAACGAATGGCAACCCATGGCGCCAGTTAATGTTGGAGTGACAGCGGGAATTGAAACAACTAAGGTCGCACCCGTTTGGCTAGAAAAAGCAAACTCAATGCATCGCATAATTACAGTGTCGAATCACTCAAAGGACATTTTTTCGAAAACAGCATATGAGGGCGTCCTGAAAGATGGAACTGGTCAAAAAGTTGTCTTAAGGCTGGAACGCCCTGACGATCTTAATGTCGTGCATTATCCTGTAAAGCAGTTTGAAAAAAGTGATTTAAATTTAAACCTAGAAACAGAGTTTAATTTTTTAACTGTTGCGCAATGGGGCCCTAGAAAAAATTTACACAATACAGTTGGCTGGTTTATTGAAGAATTTATTGATAATCCAGATGTTGGCTTAGTTGTGAAAACTTTTGAAGCGGGAAATTCTATTGCAGATAGGCACAATATTAAGACAGCTTTAGATAATTTTCTAAAACAATATGAAAATAGAAAATGTAAAATATATCTTTTACATGGAGATATGTCAGATCAAGAAATGCACTCCTTGTATGTTCATCCAAAAATTAAAGCATTAGTTTCCTTAACCCATGGTGAAGGTTTCGGCCTTCCCCTCTTCGAGGCTGCATATTCGGGTCTTCCAGTGATTGCGCCTGAATGGAGCGGCCACGTTGATTTTCTTTTTGCACCCAAGAAGGATAAAAAATCTAAAAAACAAAAAATGAAACCTCACTTTGCAAGAGTCAAATACGATATCGCTCCGATTCCAGAGCATGCAGTTTGGGAAGGGGTACTACAAAAAGACTCTATGTGGTGCTATCCGCAGCAAGGATCTTATAAAATGAACCTTCGCGAAGTTTATAAAGAATATGGTAGATTCAAAAAGCATGCTAAGGACTTGCAAAAGTGGGTGTGCAAAGAATTTGAACAAGAAAAGCAATATGATCTGCTATTAGACCAATTAATACCAAACCATTCCGAAGTAATATCAGATGATGAGTTTGACGATATGTTTGATAGTATGGTTTAGGCATGCTTAATAAAAGAATCATTGCGGTATCTGATGCTTTTGCCGATCGTTTCCAGGGAGGCGCTGAACTTTCTTTGGAGTCTATCTTGGAGATGTCTCCTTGTGACGTGATCAGGATAGAAAGTTTCAAAGTTAATAAAAAATCTATTGAAAAGTACAAGAACGATTTTTGGATATTTGGTAATTTTTATGAACTTCCAAGAGAGCTTATTATCTCCTTTGTAAAAAAGGGCATAAAATATAGCGTTTTTGAATATGATTATAAATATTGCCGATACCGATCGGCAGACATACACAAGCTGGCAACAGGTAAAGACTGTGATTGCAATGAAGTTAGATACGGCAAAGAAGTTGCCTTATTCCTTCATAAATCTTCTTTGCTCTGGTGGATGAGCGAGAAACAAAAGCTGTTTTATGAAGATCGCTTTAACTTTCTTGGAGATCATAAAAATAGCGAAGTGCTTTCGTCGACGTTCTCAAAGAGGGATACGCTGTTTATGAGAGCCTTACATAAACTAAAAAAAGAAAAGACAAGCGATTATGTTATTTTAAATTCAGATTTTCCTATAAAGAATAGAATTGGCTGTCTTGCTGCAGCCAAGAAAGATAATTTGTCCTACAAGTTGGTTTCAGGGTTGCCTAGATATGACATGTTAAGATTGCTCTCCGAGTCCGAGGGGCTAATATTTTTACCAATTGGGAAAGACACGTGCCCTCGCTTGGTTATTGAAGCTAAGCTGCTAGGGTGTAAATTATTATTAAATGAAAATATTCAGCACATATCTGAAGATTGGTTTTTAAAACCACAAGAAGAAATCTTTGATTATCTAGACAGTAGAAAAGAATATTTTTGGGAAAAGGTAGAAAGAATTTTAAATGAGTAAAAAAACTGTTATTGTAATGGGCAACGGCCCTTCGTTAAAAGATGTTGACTTTGATATGTTAAAAGAGTTTGATACATACGGATTGAATTCTGCATATAGGGCATACAAAAGAATGAATTGGTATCCAAAATATTTTGGATGTTTTGATTATATCGTCACCAATTCTCATCGCGAAAATTTTAAAAATCTAGTTGAGACGTCGCCAATTGATCGGTATTTCTTTTTAGAGCAATTGCACGAATCTCCAAAAGTACAAAAAGTCTGGCTGCTTCCATATGGCTCATCAGAAAAATTGCCGCAAGATGAAGCAGATTTTTATTACTTTAATGACGGAGGGTCTTCCGGAGCAAATGCATCACAAACAGCGATATGTATGGGCTATGAAAAGATTATTCTTGTTGGCGTAGATTGTAGCTACGTTGAATTTTTACCCGAAACCGAACAAGAAGGTGTAAAACTAAGAATTGGCAAGACTCCTGAAAAAAATCCAAATTATTGGTTTGATGATTATCAACAAGAAGGTGATGAATATAACATACCACGTGGTACTGAATTTCACGCCCCTACTTGGAATATATTATCTCAGCGCGCTGAAAAGAGTGGCATAGAGATTGTCAACTGCAGCACTACAACCACACTAACATGTTTCCGTAGAGCAGACTTGAAGAAGGAACTTGGGCTGTGAAAATCAAAAAAATTAATTCTTTAGTTGATCCTGAAAAAACGATGCACATAGTTTGTCGGCAAAGTGATGAAGAATTTTCTAGAGTAGATGTTGTTGACGGTGATCAATATCTTCAGCTAGCTGTCCTTAAAATGTCGAAAGGAAAGACCTTTAAGCCACATAAGCACATTTATAAAAACGTTCCAGAAACTGCCATAGCCCAAGAGTCGTGGTTTGTTTCTCGTGGAAAAGTTAAAGCTATATTTTATGATTTAGATGATAGTGTCTTATCTGAAGAAATACTAAAGCAGGGCGACTGTTCAATAACCCTATTTGGTGGCCATAATTATGAAATTTTAGAAGACGATACGTTGGTTTTTGAATATAAGACGGGCCCTTACTACGGGCAGGCATTAGATAAGGAATTTATTGAAGATGAAAATTAATATGGGCTGCGGCTGGAGAGATTTCGGGCCTGAATGGGTTCATATTGATGGTGGAGATTATGATCACATAGATCATAATAATATTTTCAAACTTCCATATGAAAACGAGAGTGTCAATTTAATATATGCATCTCATGTTATTGAATATGTTGATAAAGATGATATTGATGCCTTGTTGAACGAATGGAGAAGGGTGCTTAAAAAAGATGGCATTCTTAGAGTTGCAGTACCGAATTTTGGCAAAATGGCAGAGCTTTATATGAATGGTCACCCTTTAGACTGTTTTCTGGGGCCTCTATATGGCAGGATGAAGATGCGTGATGATATCATTTATCATAAAACAGTATATGATTATAAAAATCTTAAGACTCTTTTAGAATCTTGTGGTTTTTCTAATATAAGAAAATATGATTGGAGATCTACAGAACATTCTTCTTTTGATGATCATTCGCAGGCATACTTGCCCCACATGGATAAAGAAAACGGCACCTTGATTAGTTTAAATGTGGAGTGTGATAAATGAGTTTTGAGTCCATTGAAAGGTTTGAAAAAGAAATAGCTGATTTTTTTGGTTCGCCATATGCCGTCGCTGTCGACTGCTGCACCCATGGTGTTGAATTGTGTTTAAGATATACAAGTGCAAATAGAATATCTGTCCCGAAAAACACTTACATATCGATACCTTTTTTAGCTGACAAATTGAATATATATTTGGAATGGAGAGAAGAGGATTGGAAAGACTACTATTATTTAACACCAAGCGTTGTTGATGCTGCTGTGTTATGGAAAAAGGATAGTTATATACCAGGCACTTTCATGAGTGTTAGTTTTCAATTTAGAAAGCACTTGAGCCTAGGCCGCGGCGGCATAATACTGTTAGATGACAAAGAAGCTGCAAAAGAGTTAAAAAAAATGTCATATGATGGTAGACTACCAAGTATACCATGGCGCGATCAAGATATTGAATCGATTGGATACCACTATTATATGACTCCAGAGACTGCAAATCTGGGTTTACAAAAACTTCCGGAAGCCATTAAGACACCTCCGAAGCAGTGGGCAATATCAGATTGGCCAGATTTAACAAAAATGAGAGTATTTAAAAATGTATGAACTTTGGCACGTTGTAGATAATGAACCATTCTTTTTATTAAAAAGAGAGGATAAGTTTGATAAAATTTATGAAGAATTTAAAATTGTTAATAACACAAGACCTTGTGTAATTACTCGCACTGAAGGGCCCCCAAACCCAACAACTGGCAAAGAGAACGTCTTCATCTATGAAAGCCCCGATAATGGGAAGACAATTTATAAACGAAAATTTGGCGACTATAAAAACAAGACACTAGTAGAGGCAGGTGATTTAAGTTGAAAAAGAAAGCACTAATAACAGGAATAACTGGTCAAGACGGCAGTTATCTATCAGAATATTTACTGTCTTTGAATTATGATGTTTATGGCATCGCCAGAAGGCATTCTGTGGCTGAAAATCAAGATAGTCGCCTCAAACATGTAAATAAAAACATTACAACTTTTTATGGTGATCTTTTGGATTACCCTTCTCTCGCTAGAATTATGGGAGAAGTAAAGCCGGATGAAATCTATAATTTGGGCGCAATGAGCCATGTTAGGATTAGCTTTGATATGCCTTCGTTCACAATACAAACGAATGGCTTAGGCGTCTTAAACATGTTGGAGATCTACAGAACAACATGCCCGGAAGCTAAATTTTACCAAGCCAGTTCTTCTGAAATGTTTGGAAATTCTGTTGATGATGACGGTATACAAAGAATGACTACACCCATGAACCCTGTGAGCCCATATGGGTGCGCAAAATTAATGGCCTACAATTTAGTAAGGCACTATAGGCATGCTTATAAGTTGCATGCCTGCAATGGTATTCTTTTTAACCATGAGAGCCCTCGCAGAGGCTCAAATTTTGTTACAAATAAAGTTGTAAAGACGGCTGTCGAGATTAAAAAGGGATTAAAGGACAAGCTAGAGCTTGGAAATTTAGACTCATATCGAGACTGGGGTCATTCAAAAGATTATGTTCGTGCGATGCATGCAATTGTGAATTATGAAAAACCAGAAGAATGGATTGTTGCAACTGGTCGCACTCACTCTGTAAGAGATTTGTGTGAATATGTTTTTAAGGCTTTAGATATGGATTATAGAGATTATGTAACTCAGAATCCTAAATTTATGAGACCAGAAGAACTAAAATACCTTAAAGGGGATTCTTCAAAAGCTAGAGATATTTTGGGATGGAAGCCGGAATATACTTTTGAAACAATGTTGGATGAAATGATTGAGCGCTGGGAGAGAGAGCTGTGAGCAAGAGACTCTGCGTGCTTCAGGTAACACCAGAAAATCCAAATCCAAATCATGTTGAGCTTTTTAGAGATAAAGAAGAATGTGATTTTTATTTTGTAACTCATGATGCTCCTCACAAAGAGGGGCTAAAATTTTGCCCAGATACAAAGTGGGCAGATACCAGGAATGTGTTAGCTGCGGATGTTCCCAAGAATTATGAATATTATGCCTTCATAGACTATGATTATGTTTTAAGGCCGCAAAGAAATTTAAATGCCTTAGATCAGATCTTGGAGGACCTTGGAGCCTTCGAGCCGGCCGTCCTAACCTATTACCCTGGAAACAACTTAGAGACGCCCTACGCTAGGGATGAGGCGTATAAAAATAGTAGGGACTATTCTTGTATCCCCTTCACTCATGTTGGCTTAAAAATTGTGCACCATAGCTTAATGAAATGGTTTTTCCCCATGACAACTAACTTTGGTGTAGATATTGACTCTTGTCACATGTTTAACATTCAAGAGATTCCATTTCTTAGACATGTTGTGTGCAGTCACAAAATGTTATATGACAATGGCTATAGTGATGAAAGCGCGGATTATAATAAAGATGGTGCGTTTGCAAAATACAAAATGGATCAAATGTGGAGATGGTTACGACCTGCATTTAAAAAAACAAATTTAATTGATTCTTATACTCTAAATGAATTAGAAAAAAAAGATTCTCTGTGTATTAAAAATTCAATGGTTGGGTTGTTTAAGCAAAGAACACCAGATCCAATAAAATCTCCACGCACCGTAAATTATTTTAATGTCAAAAAAATAGAACAATTTTTTGACTTAAGTCACGAGCACTTTATTAACATAGAGCTTCCAGTTGAAAAGAAATATGCTGAAATTAATGATAGCGTACTAAGTGATATTGAAAATTACTTGAGGAACAATGTTTCTTTTGAGGACTTGAAGACTAAATTTGACCCATGGCCGGCCATTACAGAAAAGATTAATAATTTAATCGATTTTCGTAATATAACAAGCAATGAGTGTGTTGAGATTTTTCAAAAAATGGAAAACAATCCGGCCCTCTTTATAAAAAATGCGCAAACTAATCCTCTTTTACATGAATACTTAAGCGGTAAAAGAGTTGCTTTTGTGGGCCCCGCGCCGTATTTGAATGGAAAAGGCAAAGGAAAGCTGATTGACAGCTATGATGTTGTTGTAAGAATCCAGCCGGAAATTTGGGACGTTGATGATTTTGGAAGCAGAACGGACATTATTCAAAGCTGCTTAAATTCTTCTTATAGTCCAAAAGTTGCTAAATATTTGGAAGCAACCCCGGAAGAGCGATATCCTAAATTTATTATATGCAATGATACTGTAGCTCGCGAGGTAACCCCAAACTATAGAGACGAAACTTTTCATTATGGAAATTGGCAGTCTGTGGTCTCAGAATACAATCGATATTTAAAAAAATATGGAGTTCCATTAGCTCATCTAAAAAATGAAGATGATACGTGGGAAAGGTGGGCTTTGTACTGGGAAGTGTATGCAAAGCCTCATATTGAAAAAATTGAGTCTGGCCTCTACACAGAATATTCTGGAAACTTTAACTCTGGATATGGATCACTAAACGTGCTATTAAGTTGCCCACTAAAAGAGTTGGCAGTTTTTGGCGCAGATTTTTATAATTTTGGAGTCGTGAGGGGGATAGAAGATAAATATAATCCTGCTTACATAAAAGCTCAAGGTCATGACGGGGCTTACTTGGGTCCTGATAAAATATTACATGATCAGCTTTCTCAAATGATGCATTGTAAAAATGTATTAGAAAAAGATCCGAGATTTAATTTTGATGAAGAGGCCCGACCAGGGCTGTATTCTGAAAGTTTATCTAAAAGAATAGATATGTTTAAAAAACTTCCAAAAATATTACATGAAACACAATAGGAGAAATATGTCAAAAATAATTGCAATGATTCCGGCGAGAATGGGTAGCAAAAGAATACCTAAAAAAAATATACGCCTTTTAAATGGGAAGCCCCTTATACAATACGCAATTGATGCGGTTAAAGAAGCAGATTGTTTTGACGAGATTTGGATTAATTCAGAGTCAGAGATTATTGAAAAGCTGGCAAACGATGCAGGCGTAAACTTTTATAAAAGACCAGAAAAGTTCACAACAGACACTGCTAGTAATGATTTGTGGACAGAAGATTTTTTCAAAAATGTTGGCGGCGATATTGTTATCCAAGTTTTACCTACTTCTCCTTTTATTTCTTCTGATGAAATTAAAGAATTTGTTCGAACCTTTGTTTATGATGGCTTAGACACTTTAATTTCCATGGTGGATGTTAGAATTGAGGCTGTATATAAAAAGCAGCCTATTAATTTTGTACAAAAGAAAGAGACTCCCCCCTCACAAACCCTAGAGCCAATTAAAGCTTATGGCTGCTCGCTTATGGGATGGAGAAAAACAAATTATTTAGAAAATATGAAAAAATATGGCGCTGCTTATCATGGCGGTGATGGAAAAATAGAGTATTTTACTCTCAAAGGCTATTCAACCATTGATATTGACAACGAAGAAGAATTTCAATTGGCTGAGAGCGTAGCCAGAAGCATGAATAAAAACAAACAATATGCTGTAAAATATTATGGAGAGGAGCATTCTGAGGTTGACGTTCCCCAAATTTTATCTAAAGATGGAGTGAGGGATTCGAGCTATAATTTAGCTAATCAAAAAATTATCAACCTCAAAGATATTTTAGAGAATAACAGCACTGATTCTAGCTGGTGTCATAGGGTCATAAATACTGAAAATAATAGTGCCACTCTGATTACACAAATGCCCGGTGAAGGAAATCGAAGGCACTATCACCCAGACTGGAATGAGTGGTGGTATATTGTTGAAGGCGAGTGGGAATGGGAAATCGATGGTGATGTCTCTATAGTCAAGAAGGACGATTTTGTGTTTATTCCCAAAGGTGTTATACATAAAATAACAGCATGCGGAGACAAACAAGCAACTAGATTAGCCATTAGCCGCGATGACGTTGTGCACACCTATCCAGACGGAGAGCACAGCAATGAGTAACATAGCGAGAGGAAGCATCTTTAATATTAAGATTGATTTCGAAAAAAGCAAAGGATCGTATGTTTATGATAAAAATACTAATAAACATTACTTAGATTTTTTTGGAATGTATGCTTCGCTTCCGCTGGGCTACAATCACGAAGCCTTCAAAACAAGAGAATTTTTAGATGATATTGCAAGAACTTCTCATGTTAAAGTTACAAATTGTGAATTTATATCTCAGGAGACTGAAGATTTTGATAAAGAATTTTCTGAATTTTGTAATGACGGCATCTTCTCAAATTTTCATTACTGTTCTACCGGCGCCCTCGCTGTAGAGGCGGCAATTAAAACGTGCCTGCATTATAAAAACTATCATGTGCCAAATGTTTTATCATTTCGAAATAGTTTTCACGGGGTAAACAGTTATGGCGGCTTCATAACAGATAGATTTTCATCATCTTTGATACGTTTGAAAGGGCTCCCAGAAATATTTTCTACTAAGTGTTCTTATGATTTGAAAGAGGTAGAGAACTATCTTTCTAACCCATGGATAAAAAAACCTGTAACTTGTATAATGGTGGAGCCAATACAATGTACAGCCGGAGATATTCATCACGAGCCAGAATTTTTTAACAAGCTAAGGGAGTTATGTGATAAATATGATGTGCCCCTAATCTTTGACGAAATACAGATTGGATTTGGAGCAACTGGAACATTGTGGTATTATCAAAATTTGGATATTGTTCCTGATATGGTTTTGTTTGGTAAAAAAACACAAGTCTCTGGTTTAATGTGTGTTGAAAAATTAAATGATATCTTTCATCCGAAGAACGTGAGTCGACTAGAGGTAACTTGGAACTCTGACACAATTGATATGATTAGATGTAAGCATATTGTTGGCGCCTATAAAAAACACAATATTTTAGATAATGTGAAAGAAAGGGGGGAGCAAATAAAATCCCTTTTGTCTGGTGTGCCCGGAATAGATAACTTGAGATCTATTGGGCTGATTATTGGTTTTGATTTGAAAGATCAAGAAACTAGGGACCGTTTCATGCAAATTTCACGAGACGCGGGGATGATATGTAACTCTACCGGACTTAAATCTATTCGCCTGAGACCAAACCTGGCTATAACTTCAGAAGATGCAAAAATTGGCTGTGATATTATTAAAAAAGCCATATCTGAGGTATAACACATATGAAAATATTTGTTCCGATAAAGGATTCTTCACAGAGAGTTCTTCGAAAGAATTTTAGAATATTTAATGGAGAGCCCCTATATAAGCACTCTTTATTAAAATATTCTGATTTTGAAGTCTATGTCGATACAGATAGTGAAGAGGTCTTGCGACAATTAAAAAAAGATATTAGGTTTTCTAATGTGATCGCATATAAAAGAAACCCCGATCTTTTGGGTCATGAAGTTTCTGTTTGTGATTTAATTAAAAATTTTATTACCAAGTATGGTATTATAGACCCAATAGTGCAATTGCACGTTACTAGCCCTTTTTTGGATGCAAACTTGATTAAAGAAGCATATAAGCACATGGAAAATCATGATTCTGTCGTTTCTTGTAATTCCCACCAATCTAGATTTTGGAGAAAAGAAGATTATGGGTTTTGCCCCATTAACCATAATCCCTTAAAATTAGAGCAGACTCAGGACTTACCAATTGTTTATGAAGAAAATTCAGCATTTTATATATTTGAGCCATCTGTGATAATGTCAACGGGCGGCAGGGTTGGTAAAAATCCATATTTTTATCCAATTTGCAAGCCACACAATATGGATATAGACACGGAAGAAGATTGGGAATTGGCTTTGAGGGAGGTGAAAAGATGAAACACTTAACAGTAAATAGAAGTATTTTTGATGACGAAAATAAAACAATATTTTCTGAGGCACAAAAGAAACTTAAAATACAAGAATTCCGCGAGGCATCTAAATGGCTTCACGATCCCGCGCACGTGCCCGAGCTGATGTACCACATGTTTTTTGATTATTTGCATGCGGCGTCAAAAAATCAAAACGATATAGTATTTTTTGATGTCGGCGCCGCCGAAGGCTGTTATACACACGCTATTACAAAGTATTTTGATAAATTTAAAATCGTCGCTTTCGAACCAGAATCTGAACGCTTAGATGTATTCGAAGAGAATCTTTTCTCGATGTTAGGAGATCTTGCTCGCCCCGGCAATCCTAACTTTTCTATAGAAGTTCATCAAAAATTGGTTACGGACGGCGCTAATAAAACAGAAACCTTAAGGCACTATGTATGCCAAACCACCGGTGGCGGCGCCGGGAGTAGTAGAATTCATAAGGCCGATCGGCCGAATAGGGATGCGTATGATATAAAATATGAAACCACGACATTGGATGATTTTGTAGATAGTTTTGATAAAGTTGATTCAATAAAAATTGATGTCGAAGGCGCTGAAGTATTAGTTTTAAATGGTGCCAAAAAATTTATAAACAAATTTAAGCCAATAATTTTCCTAGAAGTGCACTCAGATCCTGATAATGGCAATATAACGAAAGATGATGTTATTAATTCATTACAAGATATTCGTGTGCCATATAACATGACATTATTAGAAGATATTCCTGATGATATGTTGTCTTATTGGTTTTTAGCCCCTGCGGATAATATTTGGGTGTGGGGGTTGATAGAAGCAATTAAACGTTCAATTGATTTAGCTAGAAATGAAGTGGCAGAGATGAGAAAGAAAGAATCATAAAATGAAAAATTTAAAAATTTACATTGTAACCTACAAGAGGCCCGAGATTTTAAACAAAACTTTGGATATTCTCTTTAATAAAACAGACTTTTCTTCCGTAAGCAATACAGAGGTTAACATTATTAATAACCATTCAGAATTTTCTTTGAATGAAGAGTTTATTGATAAGGTAAATGTTATACATAATAATACAAGATCTGACAATGATACTGGAAATCTTGCGCGGAATTGGAACGAGGCACTGATTGATGGATTTAAAGATTTAAATAATCCGGATGCAAAAGTTGTAGTTACAATGCAAAATGATATTGTTCTACACCCTGATTGGACAAAAAACTTATTAAGAATGCACCAGAAGTATACTTTCGTGACGGGTCAGTTGGGAGATAACATCGTCAGCTATAGGCCCGAAGCAGTTAAAAATATTGGAATGTGGGATGAAAGGTTCTTAACTCCAGGAAATAAAGAGGCGGATTATTATATTCGAGCCCTGATATACAATAAAGAAAAGTCTCTTATTGGAGATATAGTGCACCGCAGGCTTTTAAATGCGCACGATGCGCTTATTTTAGACACATCAGAATACCAAGGCGGTAATTCAGATTGGCTAGAAATTAAATCTAATGACCTTTGGGATGAAGGCTGGTATCATACAACTCAGATATTTTATTGGAAATGGAAAGATACGTGGAAAACACAACCTTCTTATTCCGGCTGGCTAACAGATTGGTCTAAAGATTTTATTGACAATCCACCGAGCCCCCCAAAAGTCCCAAATTTTGTACAATATTATCATTTTGAAAAAAATGTAAATTTAAAAGATAAAAATTATGTTGGTTATAGAGATGGAGATATTTGGCTAGATTTAGGAAAGTCTGGTAATATTGATACACACCCAACAAAAGAAAACGAGAGGTTTATAAAATGATCAAATTAGTTGTTTTTGATTTGGATGGGGTGTTGGTAGATGCGCGAGAACTCCATTACCAGGCTTTAAACGAGGCTTTAGGTAGTATCTCGAACGGGGCTTTTATAATTGATAGAGAAGAGCATCTATCGACCTATGACGGGCTTTCTACCTCAAAAAAGCTAAATATGCTTACAGAAACTAAAGGTCTCCCAGAAGATCTCCACGATGCAGTCTGGAACCTTAAACAAGAAAAGACTATTCAGATAATTGATAATTTCACACCAGACCATAGGATAATAAATATTTTACGACGCTTAAGGTCTGATGGTTATATGATTGCATGTGCCACCAATTCAATTCGCGAAACAGCTAAGCTGCAGCTTATTAGGAGAGGCTTTTTTGAGCATATTGATTTTTTATATTCTAATCAAGATGTCAACAATCCTAAGCCTAGCACAGAAATATATCTACGATGCATGCTTCGAGCCGCGGTCGACCCGGATGAGACTGTAATTATTGAAGATTCTCACCACGGAAGGAAAGCGGCTTTAAGTAGTGGCGCTTATTTATGTGCAGTTAAAAATAGTGAAGATGTTGAATATAATAAGATTAAAGAAGTTATTGATAGAGCAAACAAAAAGGACAAGAAAAAACCAAAATGGCAAGGAGGAAAAATGAATGTCTTAATTCCAATGGCGGGAGCAGGGTCTAGATTTCAAAAAGCTGGATATACCTTTCCAAAGCCTCTTATTGAAGTCAACGGAAAGCCAATGATTCAGGTTGTCGTTGAAAATTTAAATATTGATGCGAAACATATTTTTGTAGTACAAAAAGAGCATTATGAAAAATATAATCTTAAGCACTTGTTGAGTTTGATTTCTCCCGGATGTGAAGTGGTTCAAGTCGACGGCATGACAGAGGGCGCAGCATGTACAACGCTCCTTGCAAAAGAGTTTATTAACAATGATGAACCTCTAGTGTATGCAAATTCAGATCAATTTTTAGAATGGGACAGCAATGAATTTATGTATTCTATGGAGGCTGATGAAGTAGATGGGGGGATGTTAACTTTTACTGCGACTCACCCAAAATGGAGCTTTGCAAAGTTAGATGAAAGCGGCTTTGTTTCGGAAGTGGCGGAAAAAAAGCCAATTAGTAATATTGCCACGACTGGAATTTATTACTGGAAAAAAGGATCTGACTATGTTAAATATGCGGAACAAATGATTGATAGAGACGTCCGCGTTAATAATGAATTTTATGTTTGTCCTGTTTTTAATGAGGCAATACAGGACGGTAAAAAGATAAGAACCTTCCACATGGAAAATGGAATGTGGGGACTTGGAACTCCCGAAGATTTAGAAAATTATTATAAATTTTATAAAGGTGATAAATGAATCTAAAGGATTTACAAATAGTTGACACAAGCCAAGATCTTTACGACAACTTTAATGGCTTTATTTTAAGTGATGACTTAAAAGTCTTTGGTAAATTATTGGCTCGCACCCTTTTGATGGATCAAGTCAAAAATGTCCCTGGTGATATTGTAGAGTGTGGGGTCTTTAAGGGCACCGGCCTTTTAACTTTCTTAAAATTAAAAAGGTATCTTTGTCCAAATAGTTTAAAGAAAGTTATCGGATTTGACTTTTTTAACTCTGATAAGCTTATTGAAAGCCTTACATCAATTGATAAAGAGGCCATGAGCACTCTTTTTAAAGAAAGAAACTATAATCATGAAGAAGGTCAGCAAAAACTATTTCAAGAATTTATAACCAAGCTTGGCTTTGAAGAACACGAGTTCGAGCTAGTCGCCGGAGATATTAAAAACACAGCCTCTAAATTCGCCTCAGAAAGGCCCGGATTTAGGATTTCTCTGCTCTATTTGGACCTAGACCTAGGAGAGCCCACAGAGGCTGCTCTAGAGGCCCTCTGGGACCGCGTATGCAAGGGCGGAATTGTAGTTTTTGATGAGTATGCATTTCACAAATGGTCTGAAGCAAATGGAGTAGATAACTTCTTTAAAGATAAAGATGTTGAAATAAAGACATTGAACTATATTTGCCCATCAGCATATGTGGTAAAAAAATGATTCTAATAGCGCATAGAGGAAACATTGATGGTCCAATCCCATCGATGGAGAATAGCCCAGAGTACGTAAAAAAAGCCATTGATCTTGGTTATAATGTAGAGGTTGATGTATGGTATGAATCTGGGCAATTATTTTTGGGTCATGACGGCCCTCAATATAAAATTAAAGATGAATTTCTTGACAATGATTTATTATGGTGTCACGCAAAAAATACACAAGCACTGCAAAAACTAATAGATCTTGGAGTTCATTATTTTTGGCATGACATCGATGCACACACAATAACAAGCAAGGGCTTTGTTTGGTCATATCCCGGCAGCATACTTACTTCAAATTCTATATGTGTGATGCCGGAAACTGTCGAAGGCTTTTATTCAGATGAGAATATTTTAAAATGCCGCGGTATTTGTTCAGATTATATAGGGAGGTATTAATGCGAGAACATTATGTTAATAAATTTTATTTCAATTCAAGGACCGAAAATCAGAAGGATTATTATGGAAAATATTTGATCCCAGAGCAAATATCAAGAAATGTTGCAATAGATTTGGGTTCCAACGTTGGTCACTTTTCGCAGGACAATTTTATGGAATTTGATAGTATTTTTGCCATTGATGCTAGTTATCAAAATTTTCGAGAAACCCTCAAAAGAATTATGGAGATAAATGAATCAGACGACATGGCATATAATGTAAGTTGTTTTAATTTGGCTGCAGCAAAAAACTGCGGAGAAGTTATAAAGGTTTATAAACACGCATGGAATGGAGAATCTGTTAGTTGCGTGACTGTATCAGATATGCTCACTAAACAATACGGCGACGTCTGGTACCCGGCGCCCACGTCGGGCCCCAACAACGGCGAGCCATGGCATAATGTATATACAATTTCTCTAGAAGGTATGTATAGGTTTTTTGATATTGATTATATCGACTATCTGAAAATTGACATCGAAGGCGCAGAATACGATTTTCTTTTAGATAAAGATTTATCTAAGATAGGCGCCATGGGCCTAGAAATACACGGCACTCTTGGCAAAGAACTAAAGGACAAACTAAAAGAACACATCTCTAAGTATTTCGAGATATACGATGTCGATTTTGACGATCCGGCCCCGGGCCACTCGGTCATAACTTACATAAACAAAGAATTGGTGTAAAATTGTTAAATGTGCTCTCTTGGCAACAAATCCCATCCCCCCTTGTTAGTGAATTATTGTGTTTAAATTCTCAAGGCGTTGTTGTTGACACAGAACATGGGTGCTTTAACAACGAGACTTTGTTTTCTTGCATTCAAGCAATTAAATTAAAACAAAAGTTGTGCTTTGTGCGCCTGACAGAAGTCAACAAAACACAAATTAGATATTGCCTCGATGCGGGTGTTGATGGGATAATTTTTTCTACTATCGAAACTGCTGAACAATGTGAAAGAATAATTGATTATAGTTATTACGCCCCCCGCGGTAAGCGCGGCTTGGGTCTAGTTAGACAGAATGAGTGGGGGCAAAAAGATTTAATTTGTAACAATCCTATCATCATACCACAAATTGAAACAAAAGAAGCGGTTGATAATTTGAGCGCAATTGCGTCTTTCAACTTTGATTATTATTTAATTGGCCCCTATGATCTAAGTTTAAGTTTAGGTCACCCGGGAGATTTTAAAAATGAAAATTTTCTCTTATATATTGACAAATTTAATGATATAATATCGGAAGATAAAAGAGCAATCCATATTCCAGATAATGTTGAAGAGAAACTAAAAGGCTATGAAAATTATGGTCTAAAGTGTTTGGGGATGGATACGGTTGCCTTATTAGAATATCATAGGAGTATTAAAGATAATGTTGGATTTTGAAAACATTGGTGAAAGGTTTGTAAAAGTTGTCAACTCGCAAGAGTGGTCAGACTTGCAAGAGAAATTTAATCAATGCGGAGATATTTATGTTTTGGGTCACGGCGGAAATTTAGCAATTGCAGATCATGCAGCCGTTGATATCACAAGACTGTCAAATGGGACTAAGAACGCGATGTGCCCTGGATCTGCAATTGTGGCCACATCGCTAATTAACGATACAAATTTTGATCAATGGATGGTTTCTTGGCTGAGACAGAGGTCGACCACCAAAACAAAAACTCAAATGAGGAAGTCTTTGGTGTTGGGGATATCATCTTCTGGTCGCTCTAAGGACATTATAAAAGCTCTTCAGTGGGCAGAGGACCAAGGAATGAAGACTGCAATGATCACGTCGATGCCAATTCCGGAAGAAATTAGTAATTTAACACAAGTGGTCTTGGGGGCATCTTACTACCATACAGCCGAAGTTCTAACATTGCTTTTGACTTATGAGCTTACTCATGGCTCCGGAAAGGTTTGCCCACCGATTAATCATAACACTCCAGAAGAGTTAGAAAAACTTAACTGGAAAGGCGGTAAGATCAGAAAACACAGCTATCCCGATGAATTAATCAATATTGGAATTGATTTTGATGGCGTTATTCATAAGTGCTCAAAGGGGTATCATGACGGCACAATATATGATGAGCCGGTTGACGGAGCAAAAGAGGCCCTAAAAGAGATATCAAATAAATATACAATTATCGTTTATACCTGCAAGGCCAGGTCTGACAGGGGGCTGGTGAATGGCAAAACAGGAACAGAATTAGTTTGGGAGTGGCTAAAAAGGCATGACTTATCACAATATGTTTCTAAAGTTACAGCAGAGAAGCCAAGGGCAGTAGCGTATATTGATGATAAGGCCTTGAGATTTACTAGCTGGCAAGACTCTTTATCTCAGTTAGATTTTTAAAAATATTATTGAGTTAAAAAAAATAAAAAAATATAGGACTGTATGTTAAAATATTATCCTATAAGTACTTAGAATAAAAGGAGTATGACAATGACAGAAGTACAACACACAAATTTATCAAAACAGGCAGTCGGAGCGCTCATGATGGCTCTTCAGAAAAGCCTTATGGAACAATCAGATATTATCCCTGTGTTAGAGGGTTTTAAGATGGCAGGTTCGCCTGACGGGCTCGTTGTGTTAAATCCGCCAATTGTTAAGTTTGGCGATGAGTTTGAGGAGCGCCACACAAATTCTGGCCCAGGTACCACAGCAGCTGCCGACCCATTTGAAAAAAGGGAAAATTAATGCCCATATATCTATATGCATGCGAAGATTGCTCTGATGAGTGGAAAGAAAAACATGGCATGACAGAAGAAATAGAAGAGTGTCACCAATGCAAATCGAAAAATATATATCGTAAGCCAAGCTTCTTTGCAAATCTTTCCAAGCATAAAGATGATAAAATAAAGAAAGTTGGCTCACATGTGAAGGAATTTATTGATAGTTCCAAAGAGCAACTAAAGCAGCAGAAAGAAGAACTAAAAGGAAAAAGATGATTGAAATACTTTTAGGAGTTTCTGTTGTAATTAACATACTGTTGGTTTGGTATGTGGTACAATTAATAAGACGATTTCTTAATATATCTGAAGAGTTAGAAGGATTGTTTATTGATTTAGAAGAATATTCTGAGCATGTTGAAATTGTTTATAAATTAGAAAGATTTTTTGGCGATTCAACATTAGATAATCTTTTGCGCCATTCCAAGGCAGTTTCTGAGAGGTCTAAAAACTTTAGAGCCGCATATGATGTTAACTACACAGAAGAGGAATATGATGAGGAAGATGTTTAATATATGGCTCGAAAAAGAAAAAATCAATATTTTACAAAAATTCATGAAGATGCAATAATTGAATATTGTACAACTAATGATCCAAAAACGAGAAATGAACTTTATAATAATTTAATCGGCCCAGCCTTTGATGAGATGGTTGACAAAATTGTCTATACTTACAAATTTACAAATCTGCCCAATATTGATTATTTAAAAGAAGATTGCAAAAATTGGCTTATTACCATATTGGATAAGTACGACCCCAATAAAGGTTCTAAGGCATTTTCATATTTTAGTGTTATAACTAAAAATTGGTTTATTCATAAAGTCAAGAAAACCTCTCAACAATATAGAAGGGAGGTCTTAATTGATAATTATCATGCCCCAACACAGGCCGACATAAACAACAACCACCCTTTGGTTATTTATAATACATCCATGCAAGATGCAATAAAAAGAGAATTTTGGTCATTTTTTAGAGAAAATATGGAAACTTGGGAGACTGCAGCAAATCGACCAAATGACAAAAAAGTTATTCAAGCCGTAAAGATTCTTTTTGAAGAATCTGAAAATATAGAAATTTTTAACAAGAAAGCTATTTACCTATACATAAGGGAGATTACTGGCCTGAATACAAAGCAGGTCGTTAGCTCACTTAATAAGATTAGAGTTAAGTATAGGGATTTTAAAAGGAAATGGGACGACGAGTAGAGGACATCAATGACTACATTCAAGAGTCAATAAAAAATATTAGAGATGATCGATCCGTAACAAGCACCTTGTTGACGGATCTTTTATTGGAAATGAAAAAGACTTCTGATTTAGAAAACCACAAACAATTGGGCCTAATTGCTTCAAAATATGTAGAGACGCTGCAGCGCTCAAATGAGCAGTTGGTAAAAATTGCAGCCATATTAAATAAGAGAAAAGACAGTTCAATTGAGTTGAATGACGAAGATAAAGAGCAATTATTTGATTTAATTCAGAGTGGGGATAAATAAATGTCTAGGCCTGAAATTTTAGACATCCAGCCCGGCTATCTCAATGATTTTAACGCGGATGACGTGGATCAGGAAAGTATCGATTTCCAATCAGAATCCCCTCAATCGCAAATGACCCGGATGCGAGATAAAGTTTATTCGCCAAACAAGTTTAAAACATCCGGAACACTTATTGGAATTCTTTTAAGGGCAGACAATAGGTATTCGGGAGACTGTACACCGCAAGATGACGCAATTCAGGGTGCAACGGGAGCAGATGCCAAATATAGATTAAACACCTACAAAGTGCGCGTCCCAGAAATACATTTTATGCTTCCGGTCCCAAATAATTTAAATCCTAAATTTCAAAGCAAAGAGGATAAACTTGCAATCGATTGTTATCCAACAATACAAGCTTTAGATACGCTTGTGCAAAATCAAGGCGCTCGCCCTGGAGACTTAGTAAAGGTGGAGTTGGCCAATAAGGGCGCAATTACCAGGATGTATTTCGCGGGCCCCCTAGATCCAAAAACTGCGAACGCAAACGTGCAGGCCCTAAAAGACTGTATAGATGAATGTAGAAAAAGATATACAGGGCAGGCTTCGGTTGGCGACTGTATGGGCAAAAATAAAAATGTCTCTAAATTGGATGAAATCCGCCCGGTTGCGACCGGAGAAGGAAATCAAGAAAAAAAAGCAATCAATGTTAGTAGCCCCAATTGGCTTAAGGACATATTAGATAAAAATGGAGATGGTAAAGGTACCGATTCCCCTTTTGATGGTGTAACAATTTTTGGCCGTTTAGCCACCGGCGCCTCTGATGATGACATTAAGATGATTGACGGAGCCGGCCGCTCAACTGTAATTTTTATACCAAAAGGGGTTGATGTCAAAAAGAATGTAGAGTTAATTTATTTTTTTCATGATAAGAATAAGTTTTCTAAGGATAAGAAAGAGTGGGAGAAAATTGCTAAAACAATGTTTAGCATGACAAGAAAAAGCGATAAACTTGACGGCGCCCGCCGGAATATAATTTTTATCATGCCAGAGATGTTGTGGTCCAAGCAAGCTTCCCCCGCGGGAAGCGATTATCCGCGAGTCAACTCTTCTAAAGGCGCAACTCTTAAAAACGAGTACGGCGATCGACAATGGGCCATGTGGGGTTTTGGAGGAAAACTAAAAAACGGATATAAAGATAAGACGCCACTTTCTTATAAAAGTGCTAGCCCGGCTCCAAAAGGAGTAGGTAATGTCAAAACTTTGATTAAAACTGTCCATAAGAAACTGAAGGAGCATTTAGGATCTGATGTAAAAGCTAAAGTGAAATTTATTACTTTAGCCGCAATGGGCCATGGAGGCATTGCGATATCAAACCTAGCTAGAAGAAATCAGTTAAAAGAGTTTGGAAAAGAATTACAAAAAATTCAATTATTTCATGCAGATTTCGGAGGTCACCCTGATAACCATTATCACGATAGTGACATAAAAGATATCATGGCAGCCATTGACCCGAAATCCACGGAAGTCGAATTTCATCTATCAAGCAATGGCCCTGAATCTCCGACAAAAGCGGTTGCCTCTTACATAGGGCAGACATCAAAATTAACTGTAGATTGGATGACTGCTGATCCTTCAAAATTAGATCCAGACAAGATGTCGGAGGCACACGAGGCTCTTACGAAAGATTATTTAGCTAATTTAAAGTTTAGTGGAGATACAAAAGCAGTTGACAGTTCTTATGAAAAATCACACAAATCAGGCATGACGTTTGTTGATAACAACAAAACAAAAACTTTAAAGCTGTCCGGACCATGGTCAAATTTTATTTTTCGAGGAGTTAGCTCTGGCGTAGATTTTGATTGGATCACATGGTTAGATGATGGAAAAGTGCCCACCTCTGCAGCTGCAGGAGGCTTCGATCCTAAAAGCCTTGTTGTCGTGCCTGGCTCCAACATGTCAAAGGAGGATCAACAACATTTTTCCGAATTTACAGGTAAGATTTTATTATATAATTCAAAGCACGCAGGGTTGAGCGGAAAGACTGCAATAGTTGTTCCCCTTGGCGCCGACTTATCTAAAAAGTATGAATTAATTTATTTTTTCCATGGCTTGTCAGCAGGTAAAGAATCCGCACCAGACAGGTGGAAGACAGATGGATTTAGTAAAAAAGTTACAGATCAGTTACACAACATGGTTACTATTCAAAAAAGAAATGTAGTGTATGTTACGATGCAATTAAACCTTAAATCTAAAATTGGCTCGGACAAAGCAACTTTTGGAAATAATAAAAATTTTGAAGAATTTCACAAAGAAATTGTAGGAATAATAAAAGAAACAGACTTGACAAAAGGTCTGGGTGGGGACAAGGGCGATCCTAAATTTATAAACTTTAAATCGTTCTCTGGAGGATATTATTCCGTAGAGGGTATCATTAATAAAATGAGCAGCCAAAACATTGGAGGTTCCGTCCCACTTCAGAGGATTGATTATTTAGACTCTACATATAGTTACAAGAATGTTTTTAAAAAAATATTCAAAGAGAAAAAACTGTCAGGAGCTAAGCCGGGTGAAAATTTTGAAGTTCATGTATACGGATCAACCAAAGGAAATAAAGGCACCTGGGACCAGATTAAAAAACTCAAATCTTCTTCTCCGTGCAAAAATTCTAAGTTTAATGGTTGCGCAAAGATCATGGACGGCAACAAAGAAGCAGAATTATCGCAACTAGAGGGATTATATTTAGAGTGGGTTTCAGGAGGACACAGCGGGCCCCTGAAAAAAAGGCTTTCAAAAAAATCTCTACTTGCATCTCCGGGCCCTGCCGTAGCAGACCCTTCGTTTAAACCAGTTTCTGCCGCAGATCCTACAAAAAAAGTAAATCCAAAAAATATACCAGTATCTTATGATGCAGAAGGGAATGCATATAATTCTGACGGAGATATATTACCAGACAAATACAGTTTATCTGATCCAAACATAAAATGCGAAAAAGGTAACAAAAAAAAGCAAACTGCAAAGACTTATCTTCAGAAGAAATATAACGCTTGTGTGAAAGCCTGTAGAAAAAGATTTTCCGGAAAGCAGGGCCAGTCATCTTCCGGATTTGATGAGGGAACTCCAAGTTGTACCGGAAAAAATAAAAACCCTCTAGGCTTAAAGAATTTTGGAGCAAAAAGCGATTTTAATAAAAAATTAAAAATAACCCACAGCTTTAGAAACAACAATAAAGGGTGGGGAAAAGCAATTGTTGAAGAGTTTATTCTTAACATTTTAGAAAGTGAAATTTGGACACACCCAAGCCTCAATCCTACAAATGGGGGGTCATATTCATCCGCCCCAGGCAAACCAAAGGTTCAGTGGTTTATTGAGGATATAAGCACAAAGTGGGCCAACGGTATTGATAAAATCGGTGGCCACGCAAGCCACCGTGCCGGCTATGATATAGATTTAAATTTACCAATCGACTATAGAAGATCCAAGCCAGGCACAAAACTTAAGTATGGATTTCAAAAACTTTATGATGGATCCACAAAAAACCAAGCAGGGCCCATTATTGACTATGATAAATGTATTGCCTTGGGTCTTATGATATTACAAACCGCGGGAATGTCTAAGAGCAGGGTCTATGTTGGGGTAAGTAAAAAAGGTGCAAAATTTTGCAATGGTATAAGAAAGCGAGCCCAAGAGATATTTCAAGGCCAAAATTATGATCCAAACTTTATAGGGCCCCCTCCCGTAGGGCTCGATGAATTGTTTGGGACTCTTCGTGGCAACGAGGATATGCTCAAAAGGATTAAACGCCTATTTGCTCACGAACCAAACCATCAAAATCACTTCCACGTCAGGCTTGGAAGGAAAGTGCCTCGATCATTTAAGGCACTTCAAGCAATTTTGAAAAAGAATAAATGTGCATGGAAAGGCCCACATCCAAGGTCTCCTCAAAGTTGGAGAGAATACGCACAACCATACGCAGATCAAGGGCAGTTACCAGAAAAGAGAAACGAGCCTAAATAAAAGGAGCTATGTTATGTCAAATAAGAAAATTCCAGTTAGAGATTCTCGACTAATTCCGCAGGAAAGGCAACTAGAGAAAAATTTAGATGCGGGCTCTGTCCTGCTCGTCTCAGGTATTGACGGAGATTCGAACGAATACAGCGTACCAGAAATTTCGAAATATCCCTTTGGGGAAATGTATTTTGAAGGTTCGTATGGGTCTGGTATAAGAATTGGTGTCGATAGAATGAATGAAGAGAGGCATTCTAGCGGCGCCCAACTTAAATATGGCGGTGGTTTCGGCGGAAAAGGCGCAACTGGCTGCTCTGCTGTTGACATATACGCCGGCCTGGCTTCTCATGCCACTGCGGATGGAAAAGTGCCAGATGTTCCAGTGAATCCTAATGCTGCAAAAGATGCATCAAGGCTTTATTTATCTCAGCTATGCAACGTGGATGACATGTTTGGTTATCCGGACGGCAACATAGGTAACAGAAAACAAAAATCGGCTGCAGTTTTGAAGGCGGATAACTTAAGACTTGAAGGTAGAGAGAGTGTGAAGATTGTTTCTGGCGTAGATCTTAAAAATTCAAAAAATAAACCAATCAGGTCTGTTCCCTATATTAATATTATTGCCGGTGGCAATGTACCAGAAGATAAAATGCACCCAATCCCAAAAGGAAATAATTTATTAAAGGCGCTTGATGATATAGTTGATACTATTAACGAGCTAGCTGGTATTGTTGATAATTTTTTAATGTTTCAACATAAATTTAACACTGCGCTTATGAGTCACAAACACCCTTCTCCGACCGGCATGAGCATAGGAACGTTAGCTAGCGGCAATCCTACTGCATTTTGTGGAGGAGAGACTTTAGTTTCTTTTGATTGTACCTCCGCAGGCTTTGATGCTATAACCAGTGGATTATCCTGCAAAAAAGATCTAATGTTGCATACAATGAGAAACGCGGGCATTAAAACACGAAGGTTACAAAAATTTAGTTCAGATTGGCTTAATAGTAGGCACGTATATACAAGTTAGGTAAGAATAAAGGATAAAGGTTTTGCAATGGTAACGATGATTGAAACACCGGCTTTAATTAAAGAAATTGAAAAATTATGGAAAAGCTTAAAAAACTCTCCAGAAAAAGGGCATGTACTGCTGGTGGAAACATATTATGACGAAGCAGCACATGCCACTAAAAATGTCTATGAACCAACACTTGAAGAGTTCAAAAAACAAATTTATGAAAAGATGGAAGACACTAATATGTTTCCCCCTGAAGAGGATTATGGCTGGGCATATAAGATTAGTGAAATAAAAAAATCTTATGGCGTAGGTCCATCTTTTAACGATTCATCACAAAAAGAGTCTGGATTCGAAGGAGTCGCAAAATGGTGGCAAAAGCAAAAAACACATATGTCAAAAGATGGCAAATATTATGTGGTGCCATTGGTTTTTGAAGATATTACAAAAAATATAAATTTAATAGAATATAAGCAATTTACTCCCGCCACGCCCGACGGAAAATATAAAATTGGAGAATATGGGCAAGCCGGCACACTTTTGGGCACTCCTGATTTTACTGATAAGTGCAAAATGTGGGCCCTGGGGAAACTAAAAAGGGATTTGGATAAAGCGGTCGGCAGTAAACAGCTAGATGTTTGGTCTAAGAAATTTGGAATAATACCAAAAAATAAAAAAGCAAAAGGCAAGACCATGGTCGAATCTTGGAATATGCTTCCGCGCAATCCCGCACATCAGACTTTGTGGATTAAAGTTATGTTTGATGCTAGTTGGGTAAATTCCCTCCCTCCCAAAGATGATGAATCTATAGACTACTCAGCTGTTTCCAACGAGGTGATGATATTTGCTAAAGATTTTAAAACATATCTAAAAAATCTAGAAACTATTTTAAGCAAATTCGATGCGCAAATAAACATTGCAGAAGCAGAGAGCGGTGTTAATGTGTCTTTTAAGGGCAGTTGTGTAATAGAAAATATTCGCCAAATATCTGATTCAATTAATAGTCTATTATTGGATAATAAAAAAGACAATCTAGAAACTCTAGAAAAAACAAATGGAGCATTTCAGTTTGGCTTTACGAAAGATTTTGCACTACAATATGTTGCATATAGTGAAATTGCTGATTGTTTGTGTGAAGATGACTCTGATATGAATGCATATGCTCTTCGAACCTCTTTGGAGTCTTTGAAGTCTGAAGGGCCTTTTACTTCAGCTACAATTAACAATTTTGTTTATCTATTGCCGGCAATTAATAGGAGGTACTCTCGTTATTTAAAAACAACAAATAAAGAAAGTGGTGATTTGTTTGGCACCGAGCAGTCGTGGCTAAATTTTGTTAACACCTATGTCCATCCGCAGCCAGAAGTTTCTTATTCCGGCGCCGCCGCTAGCGATTTTCAAAAAGGATGGATGACAACTTTAAAGATCGGAGAGCAGTTAAAAAATCAAGCGTTCAAAGATCTTTTATTCACTGGAAAATATGTTCAAGACCCACTTCATGTCCTCGGCCCGGATGTAAAAAACTTAATTGCCGGCGTTTCTAACGTTACTTATATGGAATCGTCAGATGAAAATATGTTGCAGGCAGTTGTTTCTGAAATACAATCTCTAACATCGATGTACGACAAAATGCTAAATAAGATTCCCATATCTGAGCTAATTAAAATAGCTTCAACTATCTTATTTAAGTGTATAGATAACGACACTATGCGCAAAGAATTGTGTGGCACTACTTTAAAAACTCTCCCTATTGCTGAAATACGCCAGCAGCTTTACCCCTGTTTGAGAGACCTAGGCGCACCAGGCGAATTAGCAATTGCAAAACTTGAGGAAAAAATAACTGGAAGGACTGGGATGGTCTATAAAGTTGCCATGGATAGATATCCGGATAAGTTTTCACAAACTGATGATGCCGGCGAACAAGCAAAGGCGCTTTCTAAATTGACGAGCCTTTACTGCTCTGACCCTTTTATGCAAAAGAAATTGGGAAGATCCCCAGATGATTTTAGTGATGAATTGGCAAAATGGGCAGAAGATCAGGCAAACGATGCTATATGTGATTGTATTCTTACTCTATATGGTCCAGTAACACAGTTGCTTGAAATTTCTCAAGAAGTTGCTGAAGGCGTTGTTGATGGCATGTTGTCTGGAGGAAAAGACAAGGCACACAACATAGATAAAGAAGCGACACTGGCTTTAGATAGAATAGTGGATCCTATTAAAAATTTCTTAAATAGTCGCAACAAAATGAATGACTTGAAAAAAGCTTTTACAAAAGGAATGCAAGACATGGCCATGAATTTGGTTTTTGCCTCTGTGCTGGTTTTGTTAAAGTGGATTAAAGATGAAGTTCATGGAAGTTTAACCAAGGACATGTGTAATTCGTCTGATGGGAAAAATGTTTTTAGCACAACAAGTCTAGAAGAAATGTTAATGAATTCAACACTCTATGAAGACGGAGGTCAAGAACAGATTTGGGATAAGTTTAAAGATATGAAAGCAGAACATTTCTTTAATCAAGATATTCAAAAGTTAGTAGATGGTTTCAATGAGATAGGTAATATTTGTTCTCCGAGAGAAATAAAAAGAGTTTTTACAACCGGCTGTGGGGACTATTCCATTAATTCAACTTATTCAACAATTGCTCTTGGCATCATGAGCGAAGAAACGAAAAACCAATTAGCTAAAGATTTTCCAGGCGAATCTTTAGATTCTATTGCTGGATCCCTAGGATATACCCCTGGAAACCGAGATCAGGCGACCAAAGAAGACTCTTCTGGAAAAAGAGTGCCATATGATCTGCCTCCAGATTTTGTCTCGCCGCAGCAAGTGCATGATGCTTTGGCGGACATTGGAGAGGGTATTGATCCAAATATTTTTGAAGAAAATATCGAGAACTATGATGAAGCTCAAAAACAATTGGCTTCTCTTTGTGATCCTGAGACGCTGAGCATCTTAGCGGACACTTTGGACGAAGAAGATATTGCTAATTTAGCAGCAGGTGACAAAGAAAGTGTAATGGAAGACCTGTTATCTTGGCTACCATTTTTAGATAAAGAGAGGATGCAAGATATGTATCCCCCTCTTTTTTGTGGCCCATGTTCTCCCAAGCAGGTTGGCAAAAAGCCTATGATGAAAAGCCAGACTCACCCAACACAACTTTTTATGCAGCAAAAATTAAACGACCACACATATAAAGTTATTGATGACGCATTTAACAACAACTTGTCTGTATATAAGCCTTTGGTGAGAGACGGTAAAAGTAGCATTCCGAACGTAATCAATAAATTAATTGAAGGAATGCCAAGTAAATTAGACGATCCTACTCAAGCCCAAGAGATGTACGGCGCCGCCGTAGGTAAAATGTTGGAGAAAATAGGCGAAGAGAGTTCAGGTGGAGATTTTAAATTTGTTGCCGAAGATTTTCGCAAAACCATTTCGGAAATGGTAGCAGGGCTCGACCAATTAAAAAACTTCGATCCAAAGAAAAAAATAGCAGAATTTTCTTACGTTCTTGAGAACACTCCATATACTATATGGGTAATTTTTAATTTTTCTGATGATGAGCATAAATTTAGGGATCAAGTAGTATATTCTCCACAAATCAGGCTGTTCTGCTATAACGGAGATATTCTAGAATATAAATTTCCACTAGATGATGCAAAAGTTAAGGATTTTAATTTCGATGACGTCGGCAATCAGCTATTTAAATATTTTTCTAATGTAGATGGCCCACAAGGTAAAATCATATCAGCTGCACTGAACTTCTTTGGCATTCAAAATGAAACTGCAAAAGATTTATTTCAAAGCTTATATCCTATCGCATCTAACTTAATACTCGAAACTGTTTGGACAAACATAAGAAACAATGAATTGCTTTTATATGAAAACTTCAATTCGATGCCACTAACCAACGCGGAAGCTTTAGAGAAGTGCAGCGATACAGACACAACACCTTTATTAAATGTTGATCAATTAAAACAAGATATAGAAGAATTTCGAGAATCTCTAGAGTGTACGGTTAGTATGTTTGCAACTCCAGACGCTATGCAAATTGCTAATTTATGTGGTTTATATAAAATATTAATTAAAGCCATCATTGTTGAAGAGTTTTTAAAAAATATTTTTATGTTTACGTTTGCAAAAATATCTGATGTTATTGAAGATCCAGAATATATGGTCCTTGCAAAGCAAAATATTAAAAGTACCTTAGAGAGCACATTATCAACTGGGTATGATAATCTCTTAACATATTCAGAAAAGCTAATTAACGGTCGCACTCTCCTTCTCGATCCGGAAGATTTGGACACCATGAAAAATGAAAATGGAGAACTTCTCTCTGAAGCCGAAAAAATTGAGATGATGAGGATAAAATCCTCAGAAGAGTGCTTGGATGTTATCATTGTAGAGTCCGCGAGAGAGATTGATAATATTTTAGATATTCGTGTTCGCGAGCACATTGATAAAAGCTGGAAGGATAAGTTTGTTGATATGGAAGACGTAGGTAAATCTGGAGCAGAGTCTTATTTCACAAACGGGTTTTTTAATTATGCGGTACATTCTGCAGAGATGGATAATACTAAATATCCAAGCAGGAAATATATATCTGGCGGAAAGCCCAACTCAGGTGACGCAGAACTAACAGTGGGCAAACTTCCTTCTTTTGAAACAATTGAAGTCGGGGCAAACATACTCCCAGAAAATACTGATGGGGGATTATACTATGAGCCTTTTGTTAGAATGAAATCTAAACTGGCAACAGATCCCGGCACAGTTGATGATATACATCCCAATTTTATTGTCTTTGAAGACGATGATGGGTCACATAAAATAGAATATAAAGTAGATCACGTGGCCGACCAAGAGTCTGAATATTTTTTGCAAGCTTTTTGGAAAAAATTTAAAACAGCATATGAATATTGGGAAAAGGCCACTTTTCGACACGCTGGAGATGTTAACATCGACAAAGGTAAAATGTTTTCTTCTCTTAATGGTGAGAAAATGCACAAAGATATCTGGAAGGGTCCAGCGTCATGGCCGAGAGGCTATCAATACGGAGGCCAACCACATGATAGCCGCGTTGAGGAATTTTCACACATAAATGATTTCTTTAAGGATCTTATAGCTAAAATAGATTCTGAATTTGATTCAAATGGTGTTTTGGTCTATAAAGAGAAAAATGGAGATAAGTCGACTTTCTTAGATTTCTTTCTTGTATTCTTTTCCCCGCTGACCTATGACGGTAAAAGATTGTCGCCCGAAAACCCGGGACGGGACTACGGGGCACGCGGATATGGGAGTACTCGAACAATTTTCCAAAGCATTATTAGTTCCCACCGCGACACCAACCAAACTCCGCCCTACAACAATTTCATGGAGGTCGGCCCGGGTTCGGGCGACACATTCGACTGGGGACAGCTCACCGAGTACAAGGAATACCTTGGAAACAATCCGTCTGGAGCTAATTTTCTAGATGCATTTTACTATTGGCAGCATTACCCTGACGGTGTGATACCTGTGGCGCGCCGAAATTTTAAGGGCAGGGGCGTGATGAACCTAGCAGATTTTATTGCAGAGGAGCACTATGATAACTATGACGGCACATATGAAAGGGCAAGACAGAGCTTTTGGTTCGGTTCGAACCCCATCGATACGATAGCAGGCGCGAGAGAAGTAAATATTCTAGTTGGAGACAACGGAGATCTTAATGATCCGGGTGGGCTTAACGAATACTACTTAGACACAATTCAAGAGTTTATGACAAGGCATGGCTTTAGTCACTTCCAAGAGGAGGGCCTCCTCGATGACGTCGCCGGCGCGATCCCCGGCTCCGAGACCCCTGCAGAAAACAACAATAAATATTCCGGCCTTTTTTATAATTGGTTAAAATCCACAATTGTCGAGGCGCCTTATGACCTGTGGTTTGACTTTTCTCTAGGAATGAGGATGAATTTAGTCATCCCATATGACACGGACACCGCCGCCCCCCTCTCCCAAGAATATATTAAAGGAAAGATCAATGAGTTGACAGATATTTCTAAAATCACTGCGGCACTAGGAACTATTAACGATCGAGACTATAATTTAGATAAGGCTTTTATAATATCGGAGCCTTCCTTCACCATTGGAGAAAATGCTTACGCCGATCTGAATTTTGAATCTAGTAAAAAATGGCTTTGCATACCTATAGAAAATATAGAATATAATTTATGGGATTATTGGAAAGAAATACATAGCGCTACCCAAACAGGCACTCTATCTCTAGCTAACCAGCACGACTTGCCAATATCTAAAGAATATACGGCTCTCAAAAATGGTAATGACTTCCTTTATCCAGCAGACAATCCATGGAATGTGGTTATGAAGGACATTATTAATATGGGCGCCAAAAGCCCAACCACCACCGCGTTTTCAAAATATAATCATTATTCTGCCAGAGATTCCGCCGCATTGGTTTTTTATTCCAACGTGCACGCTCCAATATCTATAGACAACTCGGCCATGAAAGAGGGCCTGACTAGCAATGAATATTATAAAAACGCCGCAGGCCCCAGCAATTTTGTTAGGCCCACATTGTATGCAGCATGCAAAATGATAAAGACTTCTCTTAGCAAGACTGTCTATCTTCCAAAATCAACTTTAAATGAGACGAGAATTGAAGTTGTTGATCTCCTTAAAAAGAAATTAATAAAAGAGCTAATTGAAGGAGAAAACAAGCTCTTTAATGAAGTGATGCCAGTTAAAGAAAGCGTACTTACAACAGCAATAATATACCGATATGCAATGCAATCGGCATATCCATCTCTAAATAATCTATTTTCACCAACAAAAATGCTAATTAGCTCTTTCATAACTCAATCGATCAAGTCCATAGAGGGTGATTACTCTTATGTTAATAGCGTGATGGATGAAGCATCTCAGGAAGAAAAGCTAAACTCTTCTGCACCTAGCGCACAAGATGTGGCAGAAATGTTCTTTAAGTTAATAGTACAAATGGCCGCAAATATCGGTGACCCAACGTGGAAAACACCATGGTTTTTCCCGGGCCCACTGACACCAGTTGGTGTGATAGCAAAATTAATCTCAAGATCTGACAAGGACGATCCTAAGAAAGAGTCGATTATTGATGAGAAATGCTAGCGTAAATAGGTGAATATTTTATAATAAAAATATTTTTAAATTCTAATTAAGTAAAGGAGATTGAATAAAAAATGGCAATTGGGTTTTCTCCAAAACTACCACTACAGTATGATTCTGTTGACGGTTACTATAAATTAAATAAGACTGTTGGTGAAGTTGCGCAACAAAATATTAAAATGGTTATTTTAACATCTCCGGGTGAAAGAATGATGAATCCGGATTTTGGTGTTGGCCTTCGCAATTATTTATTTGAGCAAGACTCCTTTGTTTTTGGAGCCCTTAGACAAAGGATAATTGAGCAGGTTAAGAGATATGTCCCTTTTGTGAGAATAGAAGAAGTAATCGCGATCGATCTGCAGGATATCCCGGGAGAGCGCGCCCCCACTAATTCTTTAGGGGTCCAGGTGTTATATACAATTCCTTCCGCAGGGGTAAGCGATTCGCTAACAATTACGTTTAAAAATTAAATTACCTAATTAATAAAAAAAGAAAAGAGGATACACTAAAACATGGCGACTAAAAAACCAGCAATAAATTATACTAGTAGGGATTTCAATTCGATTAGAGAGGATTTGGAATCATACGTTAAGAGATATTACCCTGATAATTATAGGGATTTTACAGAAGCGTCTTTTGGGTCGATGATGTTAGATACGGTTGCATATGTGGGTGATATGCTCTCGTTTTATACCGACTATCAAGCTAATGAGTCTTTTTTAGACACTGCTATTGAATTTGATAATGTTTTAAAACTAAGCCGTCAAATGGGGTATAAATATAAACCGTATCCCTCTTCATATGGAGTTTGCACTTTTTATATTACAGTGCCAGCCGAAGCGGCATCTCAAGCACCTGACGAAAGATACATGCCGACTTTGCGTAAAGGGTCTACTTTCCTTTCTACAAACAATACAATCTTCTCTTTACTTGAGGATGTTGATTTTTCACTCTATAACAATCCAGTTGTCGTTGCGAATCAAGATCCGGACACTGGAAATCCGACGTCTTATGCAGTCAAAGCAACGGGCCAAGTTGTTTCTGGCGATTTAGCCGTACAAGAAATTTCAATAGGCGACTACACCCCGTTTTTAAAAATATCACTGCTGGGGGAGAACATAACCGAAATAGTTTCAGTTTTTGATGATAACGGTAATCAATATTTTGAAGTGGATTATTTAAGTCAAGATGTGCTTTACGTGCCCGTTATGAACAAAAATTCCGACAATAGCACGGCTCCATATATATTAAAGCCGGTCGCTGTTGCGCGCCGATTTAAAGTAGAGGCAACTCCCGATGGGTTATTTTTACAGTTTGGTCAAGGAAGTGAAGAGACGCCAGTTGAAGTGAAAGATCCGTCAGAAGTTGTATTAGAAATGCATGCGAAAGATTATATCACGGATACTTCTTTTGACCCTTCTATTTTAAATCAAACAGACAAGCTGGGAGTTGCACCGTCCAACACAACCTTGACAATTATTTATAGAACAAATACAAATGAAAATGTAAACGCTGCAGCCAACACAGTGACTTCCATTGGAGTTTCCGATTTTAGTTTTCCAGCAGAGCAGCAAGATGCGCTAGACGAGTCAAAAATGTCAGAAGTCCAAACAAGCTTAGCTGTCTCGAATGAAGATCCCATTGTGGGAGATGTTGGCATAATTTCTATAGATGAAATTAAAGAAAGGGCAATGTCAAATTTTGCCTCTCAATATAGGGCGGTTACAAAGCAGGATTATATAGGCCTTGCATACAACATGCCCTCTAAATACGGAAAAGTTAAGAGGGTCTCCTTGGAATTAGATACTGATTCTTATAATCAAAGAAATATAAATTATTATGTAATAACAGAAGATGATAGTGGCGATTTGGTTCACGCTAATGATACTATTAAAAATAATTTAAAAACATGGATAAATCAGTATAAAATGATCAACGACACAATTGATATTTTGGATGCAAGCATTTGTAATATTGGAATAGAATTTAAAATTATACCATTTCCCGGTACGAACAAATATGACCTTCTTGTGGAGGCAAACCGCGCCCTGCGAGACGCTTACACTAAAACTTTTTACATTGGAGAGCCAATTATAATCACTGACATATATCAAATACTAAAATCAGTTCCAGACTTATTAGATGTTGTGGAAGTTGAGCTAAAAGTTCAAACAGGTGCTTTGTACGCAGATTCTCCAATCTCTATAGATGATGCACTTTCTGCTGACGGTAGATTTTTATTCCCACCGGCAGATACTATTTTTGAAATAAAATATCCAGATTCAGATATTGGAGGAACCGTAGAGTAATGGCAATTAAAAGATACTTTGCAGACACAGACAATACCATAACCAACGCCTACAAATCAAATTTAACTGAGCGTGGCATTAGCGGTAATATGGGCCAGTCAGACATATTAGAAACGTTTTCGATATATGCACAAGCCGGAACTGCCTCTAGTGAATATTCAAGAATTTTAATCAAATTCCCCATGACCGGTACAAGCGCAGGCTATGCTGCATATGATAGGATACAAGGGGACATTCCAGTTTCCGGAAGTGTTTCTTTTTATTTAAGAATGTTTAATGCAAAGCACTCTCAAACGGTGCCGAAAAATTATAATTTGGTTGTATCTGCCGTTTCACAATCTTGGACTGAGGGCAACGGCTTGGATATGGATAATTATTCTGACGAAGAAGCATCAAATTGGGTATCGGCCAGCAGTACGACTTCTTGGACTGCCGCCGGCGGGGATTACATTGAGAATGTATCTTCATCTTTTACTGCGTCTTTTGTCAATGGATTTGAAGATGTTGAATTAGACATTACACCGCTTGTTGAACAGTGGATTCAAAGTGATGGAAATGTTTTAGGGACCAAAACAAACTATGGTGTTGGAGTCAGGCTAGCCTCTGCGGAAGAGGCCGCAACAACTTCGTATTACACTAAAAAGTTTTTTGCGAGAGGTTCACAATACTATTTCAAAAGACCACATATCGAAGCCAGGTGGGATTCATCAAAAAAAGATGACAGGGGAAATTTCTACTACAGCAGTTCGCTAGCGCCTGCCGAAGATAATTTAAATACATTATATCTTTACAATTATGTTCGAGGGCAATTAAAAAATATTCCGTCCATAGGTACCGGTAAAATATATGTCAATCTTTATTCTGGATCTGCAGAAAACACTGAACCACTCGGGCACAAATTACATTGCAGCGCCGGCGGAGGTGTCATAGCTGCTGATTTAACTGTTATTACTGGAGGACATGTCTCTACCGGCGTTTATTCATGTTCATTTGCATATACCGGGTCGACGTCTTTGACGAAAATTTTCGATGTTTGGCATAGCGGCACAAATCAATATTTTACTGGAACTATCGCTCCGAAAGATTTAGGCAGAGTTTGGTCCGGACGCCCCACGAATCCAAATCAACAGTTTTCTAGCCATATGACTAATTTAAAGCCGGCCTATTCTGCTAAAAATACAAGCGCAAGATTTAGGCTTTATACTAGAAAAAAAGATTGGAGCCCGACCATTTACACAGTGTCTTCGAATGAGGCGCCTATAGATTTGGTGGAAGATGTTTATTACAAGGTTTGCAGATCAAGTGATAATCTAGAGGTGATACCATATGGAACCGGAAGCTTTAATAGCACTAGGCTGTCTTTCGACTCTAGTGGGAGTTATTTTGATTTAGATATGTCCTTGCTGGAAGCAGATGACACCTATACAATTAAGTTTGTATACTATTTAAACTCTCAATATGTTGAGCAGTCTGAAGAATTTAAGTTTAGGGTAGAATAAGAATGCCTATAGATTATAAAAAACTCTATCAAAATCATAACATAATTTTAACAAATTCGAATCCAGAAGAGATAGTCGAAGACGGCACACTTGAGTCTGTTAATTATTTAAAGAATTATTTTATACAAAGAAATAGATATAAGCCTCCTGTAGATTTTTCTGATCTTAAGAATTTTGCAAGATTTGGTTCTGCAAAAAAATATTATGCTGATGCATTCGATAGGATTGCTGAAACTTATCCCTATGATGGCTCCCTCAAAGAAAGAGTTGAGTGGGAATTAAGTTCTTCATTTTTTGACATGTATGTTTTTGATGAAGTATACCCCAGGACCAATGGCTATGTTCTTTTTTCTGCCGAAGGGTGGGGAACCAAAGTCGTAAGTTCAGATCATTATGGAGCGCCGGCAACATCTTCACATGAATATGTCTTTACAAAAGGCGGCCCGCACACATCAACTAGATCAAAAGAAAAAGATATACAAGATGCTTCTGGAGATTATAAAAGTGGATATGCAAACATATGGGAGCCTGAAAAAAATAGAGAATGTAATTTAAAAATTGGTGGCATAGACGGCAATACCGTTGAGTTTTGGATGAAAAAAGCTGCATTCGCCACCACAAAAACTGGCCGAGAGGTTGTGTTCGATGCTACCACATCCGATTTTATTTCTTCTAGCGCCAACTACGGGCGCTTAACAATTGAAATGACCGGGACCACTAGCGGTTCCCCATTTATGGTCAGCTATATGTCTGGAACATCCGGATTCAACAACCAAGTTATTGGATCTTCAATAACCACCTCTTCAGTTGCTGACGATACGTGGCACCATTATGCGTTTACTTTTAAGAACAGTGGTAATGCTGTAGAAGTTAATTTTTATTTTGATGGTACGTGTGAGCAGACAACCACTCTTGGCTCTTCTATTGGATATGTCAGTGGGAATATAAATGCAACAATTGGCTCTCTAATAACAGCGCCGTCTGGCACACAAGCACCTACAAAAGGGTGGGGAAAACTTTCTGGCTCATTAGACGAATTTAGATTCTGGAAAGATCAAAGAAGCTCACCAGAAATTTTTAGATATAGGATTGAGCCCGTTGGAGGCGGTACAAACACTGATGATGCCAATACGGCGCTTGGGGTATATTATAAATTTAATGAGGGAGTGACTTCAACAACATCTATAGACCAAACTGTTTTAGATTATTCTGGCCGCATCAGCAATGGCACCTTTGTTGGTTATGGGTCTTCGTCTAGGAGCACCAACTCAGCAATGGTTGAGTCCGGACTTGTGACGACGGAATTTAAAGATCCAATTTTATACACGACACACCCAACAGTTCTTAGCACGATAGAAGAGAAAAGGTCAGAAGGTGAGTTGCATGATATTTCCAATAATTCTGCGATCTATCACTCTCTCCCGGCTTGGATCACTGAAGACGACGAAGACAAACAATATTCACCATTGAAAAATTTGACTCAAATTGTTGGCTCGTACTTTGACTCTTTGGCTGAACAAATAAACTCTATCCCAAAGTTTAAACAAAAAGTATATTTAAGCTCCAGCCACAAGCCGGCGCCTTTTAATGATCGACTTTTGCACTCTATTGGATTTGAGTATTTTCCTGAACTATTTTCTGACGCATCAGAGTTGGAATATTTTAAAAGTAGAAATGATAGGGAGATGTTTGAGAAGAAGCTTTATGATGTAAAAAACAGAATATACAGAAACATATACAACAACATTGTTTATATAAATAAAACCAAAGGGACTGAAAAGTCATTTCGGAATCTCCTTCATTGCTTTGGGGTTGGAGATGAAATATACCGATTGAACACATATGGCAATAGGGTTACCTACACACTGAAAGACAACTATAGATCTATTGCCGAATATAAAAAATATGTAAATTTTGCCTTAACTGGCACATCAGAAGCAACAGTCTTTGCGCACTCTTCGAGCACCAACCCGGACTCAAAAGCAATTATTTCTGGGACATATGGGGTCTCTGATTATCTTGGGTTCACGATGGAGACGGAAGTGCATTTCCCAATCAGACATTCCTTGGCGGACTCTAACACTGTTGCAGAGACTGACACTGGCCCTAGTCGCCAATTCAGAACTTATTTCCCATTCAATAGTGCATCTTTATTTGGTGTGCACGAAGTCAATCACGACGCAACTGGAAATGTTTTAAATTGGGCATCAGACAATTATGCAAACTTTAAAGTGCTGGCGGTAAAATCTTCTGATTATTCAAAGCGATGTAAATTTGTTTTGACGGGTAGTGATGAGTCTGTTTTCGGGCCCTTGGGGCTGAGCAGTAGTTATATAGATAATGTTTTTGATGACACGCGCTGGACTTTCTCTGTCGCCCTCAAGCCAAATTCAAATGCCAACTTACCAGACGGCTCTTCTGGTTCTATTAATTTAGATGGATATACGGTTGAGTTCTATGGCATTGAGAAAATAGCCGACTACACAAAAAATGAATTTTATAAAACTGCAAGCATTACTGCCGACGCGGGAAGTAAATTTTTAAATTATCCAAAAGCTGCTTACATTGGAGCACACAGGACAAATTTTTCCGGAACATTGCTGACAAAAACTGATGGAAATATTTCTTCAACTCGTGTGTGGCTAAATCATATTCCTACTGGAACTATCAAGCAGCACCATCAAGATGTCAAAAACTACGGTGTTGAACACCCCTACAGGAGTGCGCACTTGTATCCCACTGCGGTATCGGGAACAAAATATCCAGAAATTGACACACTAGTTTTAAATTGGACCTTTGATACTGTCACTGGCTCGGACGGCAGCGGTGAATTTATTGGCGCCGATTACTCTTCTGGCTCTGCTCGAAAAGTTGCTCAATACGGCCCTCTGGGTGAAATTTTAGGAAAACAATATCTTGCAAGGGGCTATAACTTTCCAGCAAATTCCACACTGCCAATAAATAAAAAATACGTTAGCTCTGCTAAAAAACAATTACCAGAAATGATTAATAGTTCTGATATGGTCAACATCCTTACGGACGATGATGAATTCTTTAACAAGGTTGACCTTCTGAGACCTACAAATTATTATATGTCAGTTGAGAAAAGCATGTACCAAACCATTTCTGATGAGATGGTAAAAATGTTTTCAACAATAAAAGATTTTAACAATCTCGTTGGCGAGCCGGTAAATAAATATCGCCATGATTATAAAGATATGGCAAAGCTCCGCCAGTTGTTCTATGAGAGAGTTGGAAACACTCCCGACTTGGACAAATATGTGGATTTCTACAAGTGGATCGACATTACTTTGGACACTCTTTTAGGATACTTGATACCTTTCTCTGCGGATATGAGCGATCGTTATGGTTCTAATGTTCGCACCATGGTCGAGAACACTATCCTACACAGAAATAAATATAAATGGCAATACCCAACACTAGAAGACAAAACACAAGACATTGAAGGAAATATTCTTGGAATCAATGAACTCCTTTATGATTGGAAACATGGCCATGCTGGATTTTTAGACACCGCTTGGTCAAGCAATTCATTATTGTTTGTCAGCGGGTCAGGTAACGCATTAACGGTCCCCGACACAACTGATCTATCTTTCGGCGATGGAACAGATGATGTTGCTTTTTCTGTTGGGTTTTGGATGAAATGGGCCGCAACTCCTTCGGGTGATGAACACTTCTTTAATAAGGGTGACGGATCGAGCGCCCAAGAATATGATGTATATTTCAAAAAATCTTCAAATAGAATTGTGGTACAACTTCAAGATGGTACAATGGCAAAGAAAGAGTGGGCTGAGTTTGCTTTTGATCCAGCCACATACGTTGGCAATTGGACTCACGTTGTTATAACTTATGACGGAGCGGGCGGCACAAGCGCTAGAAATGGTATAAAACTTTATGTCAATGGCGCCGCAGTTTCTGCCGCGACTACAAACGGAATTAATTATGTTGCAATGGAAAACACTTCTGAGCTTTTCAGAATTGCCAGTGCCCAACAAGGTTCCGCCACCAGCACTGGCTACACTTTTAATGGCCATATGGACGAGTTTGTTGTTTATAAGTCTTTGGAGTTGTCAGCAGCACAAGTGTTGACACTGTATAATTCTGGGTGCCCCAGAAACGCCATGGCGCTTGATACGATCGCATCTCTAGTCGCATATTGGAGAATGGGCGAGTACGATACTATTTCCGCCGGCGGCATACAGGACTCTTCTGGGAATGGCCACCATGCCACACCTAGAAAATCTAGCGGCAGCGATCTGTCGATAGCTGAAAACACCGCTGCATCTTGTTCAACATCTTCAGTATTAGAGTTGGGCCAAATAGAGAAAAACTGCTTATGGTGGAATGAACGAGCCGAAAAATCAAACCCTGCAATAACCAGCCTAAATAATAATGTCGACTCAGACAAGCAAACAATACAGGACTCTATAGTTAATGAAACGAACGCTTCTGCTCCAACTTTAGGGTCTAGAGATTCAAGCACCGGTGCCATTAGTACATACCAGGGCTCAACATATGTTACTAGAAGATTAGCAAAGCCGCTTAGGTTGAAAGTTGATGAGTCGCCAACTATTAAAGGCGGAGCAAATGAGGCGCCAAATAAACAAACAGATTTATTATTAAGTGCGTTCATTAAGCACAACACGCCAACCGGCTCCGTCGGCAGTCACATAAAAATTCCTTCCACCTCGGTTGAAAGTTTTAAAAATTGTAATGATGACTTGGCACTGAACAATGGAAAAAGAAAACAAACATTCAACTCCACCGCAGTTAATCCTAACTTCGGAGCATTGGAGAGTTCTTATTTAAATGCGAAGGGAGATATGTATACTCCTTTTGATATTTATAGTGCATCTGCAGGGCCCGGCGGGTATTATGATATCGTTTCAAGTAGTTTTAAAGCAAACGTAGATATCACCAACCTTCATGAAGATTCCTATGGCCCGCTCTATGGCCGGCCAATGCAAACACCATTTACTGAAAAATTTGTAGGTGGAAAAGTGCATAGGCATATTTATAGTAATCTTCGACCCAACAACTCATCACCAGATGGAGCGCTAAGTCGCCCTGAAGGTTGGAAAATTAAATTTTCTGCTAGCAGCCTTTACTTGTTCGGAGGAGGGTGTAATGATAATATGACACCCAATCCGCACATAGAAAAGGGCGCCCAACATAGAGATGAGTTTGCAAAACGGCCTGTAAATATAAGAAATATCAAAATGTTTACAGGCTCCACAACTCCAATTCCAGGGCGCCCCGATCAAGTCTTAAATGCTACAAACATAGGGAACTACACTAGCAATTATGAGCTTTTGATGACTACCGGTCGCTCAATAAATAATAGGACATTGGCAGAGACTGCCGAAGGCGCCTTTTTACAAACAAACGCCTCCACTTGGGTTTCTGGCGTTGTTGATTTTACAATTCCAAGAAGAGATATCACTGGAAGCACAAAGTCTATTATAGTCAATCGCTTTTCTGCCCCGGGCGACCCTGCCACGATGGGCGAAGGAATGCTTGATCACGCTGCAGCCGAATATAGTGTTTATAACGCGCTGCCATGGCGAAACTTATCTGTGCGCAACCCATTAAATGAGTGGTATACCGACCATACAAAACAATTTGGCTTCTTCAGCGACAACCAAACTGTTGCAGCTTATGGCCCATCGCTTGAGGCTTATCCAGGCGGAAATAGTTCTGTTAGTTCTGCTAATTACTCTGGCACCGGCTCTTTTCATAAAATAAACAGAAATGGCCGAAGAAAATTAGGCCTTGTAGAATATGAATATGAAAATACTAAGATTTTATATTTTAATGGTGTTGAGGGATCTTCCGGCGCCAACGAAGTTAATATTGGCACAGCCGCCCAATGGGACGCTCTTATTGGAAATGACACTTCCGGAGGCTCAAGACTAGAATTTACTCTTTCTGCCTGGATTAATCCTAGTGCCTTGAATCATACCGACGGAAACAACCAGCCTCGCATTTTAGATTTTGGAGAAAGCGACGTGGCTTTGTTTGTCGACAATTCAGGAAAAGTTTATTTCTACGCCAGGTGGTCTGGCAGTTACGGAATATGGTATACAACATCTCTTATCAGCACCGATACTTGGACACATGTTGCTGTTGCCTATACCGCAAGAAGCACATCAAACAACCCATCCATATATATCAATGGGGAGGAAGTGTCCCTAACAGAGTCGTCGACGCCAGCCGGAACCTGGAGTGGTATAGCCACAGAAGATTGTTTTATTGGAAATACTGATGGCAACAGTAGATGTTGGCAAGGGCATATGGACGAAATTAGTATTTGGAATTCCCACCTTTCAGCTGCGCAAGTGCAGGAAATTTACGATGGCACAGAGGCTTTTGACCCGACCTTCGAAACTCGTGGGCCCGGAGATCTTTCTTTACACTCTGCCGTTTCTTTTCTTTTAGCATGGTGGGGCGGAGAAGGCCATATCGCAGGAAGTACTGTGCTTCCATCAAAATACAGTCTCATCCCTTCAGTTTCCCTTAATGGTACTTTAAAAAATTCTAACATGGTGATAACCAATAATGATAACACGATCCCTCGATTGTTAGGCGGTAAATATCTTACCACCAAATATGCGTATGACAATTGGTTCGTTCAACATCCGCTACCACAAACTGACTTACAATACACTTGGATCACAGCTAGTGTTGCCAATGCAACTAGCTCGGCGGCTTCATACGATTATCAGCAGCCAGACTATGCAAACTCAAGCTTAGCCTCTTCTGATATTTTATTTGTTGATGGCGGCCAATGGAACCCCAGTTTGCATGGTGGAGTTTCTGGGCCAACAATAGATTTTGCTGGGATTAATTCAATAATATATGACCCAATCGTCTCTTCAGAAAATTTGCTCAGTGCATCTTCTGGCGATTATAGGGTGCTATTTGGAACAGGACTAGCACAATCTTGCGTGCTTAATGGCCTTACATTGCACCGCCAAGGCGCTTATGGGTGGCCCTCGTGGAAACAAATTCGAGGCGCCCAGCATCCTGTCATGCGGTATAATTATAAAAATAACATTCAATCATTTACTGAAGTTTCAGTAACAGAACATGAAGGTTTTTATGGCGAAAACAAAACAATGGTATCACAAACGGTGCCTCCAATTACTTCAAAATTTGCGCCATTAAAATATAAAATCACTTATAATTCTGATCAACTTTTTGATGACGAACCGCCAGAAAAAGGAATGCCAGACGACCCGACACAAGTAACTAATATGTGGTCTTCATATGGTAATGAAAAATCATATTTTACAAATGTGCCAGACCCAACCATTAGTGGTTTAATGAATTTAAATGATTCAAGTTTAGTTTGGTCTAAGGCCGGCCAAGTTGGGGAAACTCTAGAAAGCGCTGACAATAAAATATTAGCGTATGACACATTGAAAAAATATTTGCTCTGGAACACTCCAACTTTTATTAGCGGCGATGCTAATCCTATAAGTAAATTTCACAGCCTAGAAATAGATGAAACAATTTTCCCACGCGAACACTATACATACACCTCTGTTGTACGACAAAGATCTGATAATTATGATAATACTTTTTGGAAAGACATTCGCTCTGAAAGGAGTAAAAAAATTACAAACTCTCAAGGTGGGATAAGAGTTTTGGCAACTGCCAGCATTTGGAGTATGGACGCTAGAGTGAACGCATTGACGTCTGATGTTGCATCCGCATATACCGGCTCGGAAGGCGAACTTCAAAATTCTTATAGCTTATATAGCAGTGGTAACGTTACCGACATTCAAGCTGCAGCGACATACGCCAGAAGAATACCGGAATTAATATCTTCATCTGCCGGATCCGCAAAGTTCCAAACTTTCGCCGGAGATACAAAATGGGAAGCAGGCGAACAATCCGGCTATAACCCTTCATACAATACTTATAAAGAATATGTAGAAGATGTTAAAAGAGTTGGAAAAGATCATGGTATTATTCCAGAATATAGAATTAGCGAACACATGCAATACCACGTAGTAGATCAAGCCGCAAGTGGAGGATTTTATGCTGAAAATCCGGGCTGGCTTACACTTACTGGGGCTTTTGTGCCCAACAGTAGCGACTCTAGCTTTTACACCATTTATAGTAATAGCGACTTTTTAAAACATTTTGAGCCAATTGATAGCGAATTTGTTAAAGTGGCAATGCCAACAAGAATGAAATTGAAGTGCAGCGCAATTACTAAATTTTTACCATATGACGGTTTTTACCCATCTGAGCGAACGGTTCAGTTGGCTCAAATGTTTAGTCAATCCTTTGGCCCAAACACAGGCCTTCATGGCAATCAGGCTAATTGGAGAACGGCTTTAAAGCCATTTTTCGCACCGGGCATAATGTATAATTCAATTAAATCAGGCATTGCCGTCGACCATCCGCTTCTTGTTGGAGGCAACAACTTCAACATATATCGCAATGCTGTAATTTCTGGCACATTTAATCGATTACCATTCGAAGCAATTATAGACCCAGAAGTCTATTTGGCCGGCACTAATTACGTATATGATGGAGAACCTCACCCGAGCGCGTCATTAAATTCTTCAGCCTCGATTAATGCAGCTTCAGACGATCTGTATAAGATGGCCGCTAACAATTTTATGTCAGAAGTGCCTCGCTTCTTCCTAGGAGGGTCCACTGGTACAAAAAATAGTAAATATGGCCCACTAACAACTTTTATTTCTAAAACGACCGCAGAAGAGGGTGTTATGGCTGGTGGTCATGGGATTGACCTGCCCGGAGGCATCATCAAGATGGGAGATGAGGATGAAGGCTCTCACATATGGTTTGAAGAGAATAAAACCTATACTATGAGGGTAGTTTGTTCGCATTCAAAAATAAGAAATTATGAGACCATAGTTGCAAATGATTTGCGTTCTCATCCCGCCGTTTCTGCCTCTTTCATATACAACGAACCAACAATCATGATGTACAACAGGGCTATTGATTGGGACGATCCAACAAAATACAAAGATGGAAATGTAATCTCATCGCAGGTCCTCGCCGCCGGCGAAAGAACTGCCTCGTGGCAAGCGGATGGTTCGTATCCGCTCTATGGTTCATCTTTTGGGCCGCCTCACGTCGCTGGCCAATATGGAGGTAACTCAACTTCACCAAATTATCAAGGCGGATTTGAGCCATATACGCCTCCCTATTATAATGGCTATAGCCACATAGAATTGTCTTACACGCCAGAATATTCCGGCTATAAGACAATATCTGATGTTGTTTCAAACGTTTCAGCTTCTTTCTATAGAGAGCCTCTTAGAATATTCAATACAGGGTCAGACTGCTTTGTTCACGGAATGCAACTTTCTGCGTCACTAAACTGGAACCAAGTTGTGACTGAAAACGGCAAGTCTGCATGGGTTATTCAAACTAAATGGGAATGCCCAGTGTTGGATTTCACTGATAGTAACATTTCGCGCCCACTTTTTGGATCGGGCTCAGTGTCAAAAGGCATGTGGCACCAATATGGTACGTTACCAAACTCCCCATCTAAGGGCATATTCATGGAAATACAAGCCCCCTCTTCGTCGGTTGCAGGAACTCCCGTCGGAAACCTGGCAGAAAAATTGGGGTTTGACAGAAGGCCTAAAAAGAGAATTGGTGTGGTTCCATCATCCGGAAAGAAAGTGAGCGAAGCTATTGTTGCAGTGCCGTTTTATGAAGACCATTGGGGAAATAGAGCGTTCTTCCGCATAGACAGAAAGACAATCGATTGGGCCATTTCAAAGACCCGGCCCGGCCATGGGGGCGATAAAGAATATCTTGACACCAATCCAGACCTCACTTCTGATGATGCAATTTACAAGCCATCTTCAGCTATAGTCGAAATGGTTAAATCAATGTCCAAATATTATGTCCCACCAAAGTTTAATTTCTTGATAAACAAAGAGGCAACACCTTTTGCAATGGTATTTTTTGAATTTGAACATCACTTTACACAAGACGATTTAGTGAAAATGTGGCAAGGCATATTGCCGTCTAAAGGGCGAGTCAACGCAGCTAGCGGCCTTCAGCATGCCATATCAGAAATCGACTTTGGAATAGATCTTATGGGTGATAGGATGACTCTTGAAGACAAAGATCAATCTCGCCCCCTGGAAAATTACAAAGGGTGGGATCTATTAAATCACAAGCTTGGCCATGAAACTGGGGATATGGGCTTTCCAAAAAACATCCAATGGATGGTATTCAAAGTCAAGCAGCGCGCAACACAAAATTATTATGATTTGCGCGCTGATAATAAAAACTCTTTTGTGGCGCCAACAAGTCTTGATGAATATTATAGTTACAATTGGCCCTATGATTTCTTTTCATTGATTGAATTAGCAAAAATACAAGAAACTGTTGTGATGGAGCCAAGAAAGCTGGTACCTACCAAAATGCCATCAATGAAGAGCATATTGGACTTAATGCCAATTGGCAATATGATTCCGACGGCAATGTATGATGGAGTTTCGAGCACCGATCCAAACACATTCAGGTTGCCGCCAGATGACATGGCACGACGTCCAAAACCTATAAGCCTAAGCCCTATCCCTCCAGCAGGGCGAGACAAGTCTTCAGAAAAATCTATGATGGAAGCTTACAGAGAGGCACTTCAAAATTACTCACCAGCCCAATTTGTGCTCTTGCAATCGAAGGCGGTAATTTCACCAAAATATGTTGGCTTAGTTCCTGACGACCCTGCAGAGGATGAAGACGAAAAGGAATTTACTAAGGGTACACAAAAAAAATAAATCATCTATTTATTAAAAGGATTTTTAAATGACATTTGCGAATCAAAAAGAAGAAACACTTAATCTAGAGTTAACATCTTATGGGAGATATTTGCTTTCGTTAGGAAAATTCAAGCCGCATCAATATGCATTTTTTGATGATGATATTGTGTATGATAGAAATTTTGTCATGGCAGCATCAGGCACCGTTGAACTTCAAAATAATATTGAAGGGAGAATTCAGGAAGAGACGCCTCGACTTAGGCCGCAGTCTATTTATAGGCCCGCGCAAATTGGAGTTTTTTCTGAAAACCCCAACCATGTTAACAACTTGATGCCAGGCGCCGTAGAGGCTTCCAATAAAAAAGCTTCTGAGTTCCTTTTGGAAACTCCGGAAAATTCTTATATTTATTCAGACCCAATTGGCAGCTCTGCATATAATTCTAAAAATGCTGCAGCTTGGAATGTCGGATTTTATAAAGCCGGCCTCCGCACAGTTGATTATGCATGGACCGGCTCTGTCGACGCAATGAACACTGGATCAACAACAATACCAACAACTTTTATTCCACAACTAGGCTGTGATATTAGATATGAAGCGCATTTTTATCCTTCGGACCCAGACTATGCAAATGATGATGAAATACCTATGTATATTCAAGACTTATCAGATGTTAGTCCTGATGGAGTTAAGCGCATATCAATGGAAAAAGAAGATAATTTGCAAATTCCTTATAAATTAAACGATGATTCTTATGTTACTGTTTTTGATGATTATACATTTCTTAAGGTAGAAGAATCTAATACCGAGTTTGAAAAAGAAAATTTTGAAATAGAAGTTTATATGATAAAATCAGAAGCCATTGGAAAAAACCCAGAAGTTCTTGAGAGATTATATTTTGTTTCCGGAGATGATGAAATTACAGATAAACATGTTGAATATTATTTTGACATTGATTATGATTTTGATATTGAAGAAGATGAGTTCTGTGCACTGAGTCGTTATAAAGAAAAAGTTACAAACATTTATACAGATAAAATATTTAATTGCGACGAAAGTGGCAAAATGCTTGGAGCACCAAAAGTTAATATTTATGGCACTGCTGAGAATCAAAATATAGGGGATGTTTGCGACTGATGACGAATTTTAATTTTAATGGCTTAACGAGCCCCATATTACCAAATATTTATATTAGCAAAATTGCGCTAGACGGAAACTCCTCCAGCCTCAACAAGATTGCAGCAAATAGAGAATCTGCGATTGAGGCCCACATCGATAAGAGGGGGCCCGGGATGGCTGGCTGGACCGGCAACCCAAAAGAACAAGAATATACGAGTACACCAAAGTTAGCTGTCACTTATGATTTGCTTTTGGAAGTAGAAGAATTATACGACGATTTGGATGATTTAGTTTCTGGAGATATTTTTAAATATATAAGAGTCTGGGTTATAACATTTAAAGGAGCCAAGGGTAAAGACGCCTATAAGCACCTTATAGGTGTTCCGCCTTTGACATTGACGCCTACAAATAAATTTGATGAAGGGCCCACTGGACCTTTAAAAATTGGAGAATTGGTTGCTAAGCATTTTCATTTTGAGAAACCATGGCCAAGTGAATTTGGAACCGAAATGGATATAGATAAAGATTATAAAGTAGAGTCTAGAACGCTAGACAGTTTTATTGAACAATCTATAACGCCCAATGAGGGAAATATAGATCCAAAAAAACACTTGTCTTTAAAATCAAAAAGGGAAATTATAAAGCAAAAATATAAACACATAATGCCTGACGGAAGGACCATATATAAGATTCCAGTAAAAATTAAACAAGAAATTCAAGGAACCATTTTTCCGCAAAATTTATCAGCAATTGCGCTGTGCTCTTTGGATTTGGCAGCCGTCTTTAATGATTCAGGTCTCAATGGTCAAGGGTACAATTTCGACATTAATCATGAAGACATGTACGGAAGAATTGCAACTGAAGTTATAATCTCTAATGGCAAAATACCAAAACAAGGGATGATGTTTTTCATATCCACAGATCAAATAACTGATGAGATGGGCAATTCTAAATTTGATAATATAATGGGCACCCTTTGGCTTGGAGGTGTACACAAGCATCAGAATAGATATATGGCGGGTAACCATCACGACCCGGACGAGGAACATCCGTATTTAGATTATGTTTTAGTCGACCTCCATCGTGTGCACGACTACAGACAAATCACGCAAGTAAAAAAACAAATTTTAAATTTTAATTTTCAACCCAATGTCATCTCTGGGGTGCCTTATATAAATAACCAGCTATCAAACAAACCAAGTGCAGATTTTAGTAATCTCGCCTGTTTTGGAGATTTGTTATCTACAATCAATACAAAAAGGCAAGTTAAATTATCTTTTTGTATTGATTGGGGAAAGCTTATAAAAAAGCACTGCTTGATACCAGGGCTTATTGACAGGCTAGCTTCTATTGATGAAAATTTTGGAATTCCTTTTGCTCTTAATAGTTTTTTTGCGCAAAAAGGAATTCCAAATATATTATCTTTTAAAGTTTACAGAAAACGCGTCGATACACCAAGCGATGTAGTAAACGACATTAAAAAGAAATTAATATATGATAGTTACCCTAACATATATTATACGGGACAAGTAGGCGGAAGTAACACCAAAAGTGAAAAAACCGTAGAATATAATCCTCCTGTAAAGTCAGCTCTATCCCCCCTTAAGTTAAAGTATGGAGGAGGCGACCCAGGCTTCAAGGGCTATATGGGTCATTATGTTTTTACAGATTATGATATTGAAAATATAAGCCGCGGCACATATGAGTATTCTTTGGAGGTAGAAATAACAGACCCAACATTGAGTTATTTTGTCGGGCTATATTCTAGTATTAATACCGGTATTAACAACCTCAAGCCACTAGTGAGTTTTATTAACGGAAGCACGTCACCTCTACATTCTTCAGGTGCCGGCAAAGAACTTTTTGATCCAATTACTGGCCAACTCACACAAACATCAAAAGATATTTTTGTTCAAAATGGCTGGAATACAATTGTTGAAGATTTAGATTCGCCCGTAATGCGCGCCCTACAATCTCTTCAATCTTTTTACGCTTTGTCCGACAATAATTTTTCTCTAGATATTGAAAAGTTAAAAAATCTTTTGATTTTAGACACGGCAACTCCAGACTCAATTAGTTTAATTAATGAAATTCTTATATCGACAGCCGATAAAATAAAGTCAATTGTTGATTCTTATTCTACTGCAAGCATTCCAAAAATACATTCATTTTCAGATTCTGGCGTCAAAGAAAAGTCCTTACAAGGCAAAACAATTGTAGCTACAATCCCAAAAAAGAAAATCAAAGTGGAGCATTCTTTTTCTAAAAAGACAGAACTTGTTAGCACGACACATTCGGATGCCGGCTATGATTTTTTTGGAGGAATTCCTCTAATTGAGGGCGGGGATGGGCTACCAAATAAAACTACAGCCAATATAGGATTTAAATCTGTAAATTTACAAGATTATAAAAATCGCTCTACAAAAGAGTTTGGATATTATATGCCAACACTGCCAGCCGGAGAAACGCCCTTACCGCTACTCATTCCAGGCGCCCATGCGGTTTCAATCAATCCATTTCAAAGTCTAGGAAGATATTTTAAAGTTCCATTTGGCGCCACACACTTGCCTAAATATATTGTGGATCACACAAGCAACAACGAAAATGATTATTGGATGGTCATCAATAACATACTTAGATACAAAATGGGCCTCTACGGAGACTCAGGTGCAGACCATAGGCTGGGGTATGGCCCAGAAGACAAAATAGAAGGAAGCAGTATTATTAACGCTCAAATGGAGAGGATTTTAAAAGAATATCAAACATTAGCATATCGCGGCATATATTTTCCTCAAGACTCTGTTGTAAACGACAAGAGCACTGTTTCCGCCACCACTACTGAAAAAAAACATCAAGGCGTCCCAGCGAACGGCCTTTTGGGGGAGTCGCAAACTAATTGGTACGACTTTATTAAAAATCCGCTGCCGGGCGGCACAATGCTGGAAAAAGCAAAAGAAACTTTGGGATCCAAAACATTAATAAAGAAAATGCAATTGCCATGGGCTGAAAATTATGGACAAGAAAAGCTTCTATTATCGCTAATTAACGCAACCTTTATCGCCCCAGCGGCACTAGATTTAAAATTAGGATCTTTTGACACTCTATTAAAAGGAAGTAAAATAGAAAAATATCTAAGCAACATGTATAATGCAGCCCTAAGCAGTTTGGGCACAGACTCTTCAATGCTTGTTGATCCATTTACTGGCGAGGAAGTTGACATGGGAATTCAATCCACTGCGGCGACAAATGTAGTGGCCACGTGGATTAAAAATATTCCTCCGCATGTGCTTGTTCTATTGGCGAACTTACATCCAAGCATGTCAAATCTTTTGCAATACCAACAGGACGCAGAAATATTGGGCAACTTTAGATACTTTGACGACGGCGGATCTCCTCAAGTTTATGAACTCCCTGCGAAGTCAGGCCAAATCAACACGGGACAGGGCGCAGGCCCAATTGGCGGCCTCAAAATGCTCGCGATTTCGACCAGAGAAGATATACAAAATCAAGATCTTAAGATAGATAAGTTTGGTCAATTTTGGTTTAATCACATGAATTTGGTCGAAGTACAATATTTGGCAGGATATGAAAAAACTGAAAAAACACCTAAACCTAATGACAAGCATGCAAAATATGAAGAGATATTTAACAGCAGCGTAAAGGCACCAATATGGAAACCCCTTAGCACCATACATGCAGCACAATTATTACAATCTGCAGATAAGGGCCAGCAATATCATTTGCTTTGTCGCATTGTAAAAAAGAAATATGACTTTTTCAATACAAAAGCGTATGAAGCATTGGGGCTGCCACTTTACGATGAGTATTTCTTAATCACAACTAAAAAACAAGTCGGAGGCCCCGGCGTTGCAGTCCCGGGATATAATGCTTATGTAAAAGGCTTCCCTGACAAAAACACACCAGCTTCCGCCGCAGGCCTTCAGATAGTGCAAACTATGTTATATGATGAAGTGTCTGGAGAATCTCAAATGATATATGAGACTCTCGGAGAAGAAGTCGAAGAGGTCGAAGTCGGCGAAGTTGATCTATAATAAATAAAAAATATCTCTAATTATAAAAAAAGGATTTTAAAAATGGCTCTAAGTGTAGTAGATTTATACAGTAAAGAATACATCAATGAATTGGGAACAGAATATATAAGCACAGGCTTTATGTTCGACACTCAGGAAACAGAAAAGGAATTACCAGAACAAATGGCAAGCTTTGATTTTCTAGGCGTTGACGCGCCCACTCCAGGCACAGGCGGCCCTATGGGTCAGCATGGACTGGCCGGAGGCTCAACGGGAGCATACGAATAAATGGCATGGTATAAAGACCCAGACACAGAGGAAATAAAAGAGGTTGATCTTTTTGAAAAGAACAACGAAACTATATCTTCTATAAAATCTCTGCAGTCGACAATGCTGGTTGTGCCTTTTAATGTTCCATATCAGGCCACGGGCATAACTTTACCCGGCCAATCCACCGGAATATATGCCGACACGTCCACCACCAGCGCGACCTACGTATCACAAGTAAAAGGATTAAGGTGGGTGCCGTTTCTGACGGCCCTCACCTCGCGCTGGATGCCTCTAAACATGTACATAAATAATAGCAAAACACTTGACAACCTCGAATTTTACAGAACCGCTACGGACTTTTTTGACGTTCTATATTTTACTTCACAAAAATTTTCAAACATAACACAAAATAGAACATTGTTTAAAAATAACACTCAATTTAAATTTAATATGGCGGCAAACCAAAATATGAGCGACCCTATTAGATGGAAAGGGAGATTTTCTTATTTATTGGAAAAGACACTTAAATGGGGGCACGTTGATAAAGACATACAATATTCTTTCAACACATATGATGTATATTTTAATAAGCCATTCGCCAAAAAAAGTGATTCTGCGTGGTGGATTAAGGATGGCGTACCAAAGGATTTTATTGAAGGAACTTTTCAATCTGAAATTAGTGTCAAAGAGGGAAACCCTGGCCTTCAATATAGCGCTGGCATCCTCTTAATGGAAGAGAAGATTACAATTAAGGGGAGTGACAATTCGGAAGATAACAATTGGAATCCCATCATTTCGAATTTCATCGGCTACTCAGGCGCGCCCACCGAGAATAATCTTAAAAATTGGACAAAGCATAAAAGTGGTATCGTCATGCCCAACTCCAATATTGCAGGCAGTTGGTCTTTCAGGGACGCAACTTTTGAGATTAAAAAGCCCTTCTTAGAGAAAGCATATGAATCTGGAGAAAAACAAGACATGGGCTTGACCTCTCCGGTCGATATACAAGCACATTATAATTTCTACCTCTTACCGTATGAAGATGCTATTTCCGATGAAGAGGGGGAGTCTCAAGTAAGGGTGCCTTTGGAGTTTGATGGCGACACCTTATCTCCGATACCAGAACCAATGATTCCAAATATTTATGCTCTAATTTATGATCAAATGTCTGAAGAAGAATATTTTCGCTATTCAGACCAGGGATCTTGGATGCCTCTTGGTGCATTTAAGCACTGTAAGAAAAGCAATGGCTCTTTAAATTATACTGGAAAGAAAGCGGGGATGCCCTTAGACAAAAATGAGAAATTTCTAGTTGATGGCCTAGGGCAGTTCTTGTCAATAACAACTAAGAAAAATCATGTCGATGAATTGCCAGTTAAAAACATTGCTGAATATTTAAATTCATGGGTGTCCATGGCCGGCGCCCTAAATGCACCACCAGGCCCAGGTGGCGAAACCCCGGCCTACAAAAAATGGGATGCCACCTGGGCCGGCGGTTACAACGCGGAAAATATTGCTCACGCCATAAAAAATGCAGCAATGATGAACAAAGAGGGCAAATACAATATTGTTGGCATATCTGCCTACAAGATAAAAGACCTAACAGACGAAGCAGACAAGTTAAAGAAGATGTTCCCATTTCATATTGATATTAATTTGCCAATGGCCAATAGTGGATATATAGGAAAGCTCTTGTTTGATGGCGGATTAACTGACATCTTTATGCAAAACATCATGGCGGGCTTTTATCATATAGGTAATGCTGAAAATCCTTCATCAGCAGATAAGATGAGTCCTGCGGAGGTTAAAGACTTTTATAGCGACATTAAGCCTTTTACTACGCCGGCCCTAAAAAACACTTGTATAATAAGAAAGGACGGACCTTCCCACAAATCAAAAGGAGGTAGCCCGAAGCAAGAAACCATGTTTAGTGAAACAATGCTGCACCTCTGGCTAAATGAATTTTTAGAATCTAAAGTTTTATTGGATCTAGATGCGGCGCCTGCTTTAATCGGAGCAGAGCCGACTCTCGCACCATTTGCGCAATATTTTGAAGGCCTTCCTCCGCAATATTATGATTGGATATCTGATGTTGGCGCATATGACTACATAAAACAGGTGCTTAAATTATTAGGGTTTGCGGCGGCATCATGGAATAAAAATTTACTTAAGCCGGTGGTTTTTGGCAAAGCGCCCCCCAAGTCGTCTAATTCAATCTCGGCTTTAATAAAATGGATATTGACAAAAAATAAAATTAATAAGTTTATTAATGAAAGAGTGCGATCGGTTTCTGATGTCTATGCTGGAAAGAAAGCCTATTCTGAAGTATTATTCTATGAAATTGTTAAATACAAGAGCCAGCCAATAATTCAAGAGAATTTACCTCCATCTGATGACGAGAATGACATCCCCTACATCCCCGCTTCTGGGCCCGATACTAAGGGCGAAACATTTATACAGAGCTTCTTCATTCCAAATATTCCAGGAATGGATATGGCTAAATATGTTGACACTCAAGTTAAACACGATAAGGGATATTATTATCAAATATATGCGCACACTTTTGTTATTGGGACTCAATATCAATATGATGCACAACAGGGCCATTTTAAAGGAAAGGCATATGATGAGTTGAATGGAAAGTTCCATCGCATAACATTAGACTGCGATTACAAGCCAGATGTACATTTAATCAGAGTGCCGTTCTATAACACAATTGCATCAACCAGCAATACGGTACATTTGGCAGAATACAAAGATCAGTCGTTTGATAATAATAATTCTGACAATTACAAACTAAATAGCCTAGAAACAACTTTGGTTTGGGACAGCCCACCTATTTTTCCAGATGCGGTATTTGTACCTCTGTATGGAGAAAACGATAGAGTGCTAATAAATTGCAATTTTAATGTTGGCGAGTATGATTTAAATCCGGTAATTTTGGATAAAAACAGTGATGAACTGAACGCCCAAATTAAACCGAGAATAAACCAGAAAAAACTAAAAGGCCCGATTACTTTTTCTGGTGATGATTTTTGCGGCCATATTGAAATATTGAGGATTGATAAAAAGCCTACTTCATATTTAGATTTTACCCCAACTGATAAAACGGCTATTGCCGAAGTTGGGCACGGTAAATCAAATTTTGGTTTTTATGATAGAATAGAGCCGAACAAAGATTACTATTATGTAATTAGAGAAGTGGATGTGCATGGAAACTATTCTAATCCATCTCCAATATATATGGCAAGAATTGTTGATCGAGAAGCGGAAGCGCCTTATACAATTTTTAAAATGTTCTTCATAGAAGAGATGGAAGAGGCCAAGCCGGTCTCTACAAAGAGCTTTATGAAATATATTAAAATACAGCCCAGCTTGGAACAAAGGGTGCTTAACGATTTAGAAATTAGCGATTATAGCTCTATAGATCTCTTAAAAGATGCTGAGAAGTTAAATTTAATGATAGGAGATTTAAATCTCAGCAAAAACGTGTGGGGCAAAAAATTTAAATTTAGATTTACTAGCAAAAAGACAGGAAGAAAGTTTGATTTGAACTTGGCTGTGAAAGATATTGACAAGCTTGAAAAAGAAACTAGCTCGGTATCTGGAGAGCCAGATACATATAGTTCAGGAAAATGTTAGTAAAGAGTTGAAAAAACAACAAAAAGTAACTAATTAATTAAGATAAAGGAGTGTTATTATGTCATACTTAGACAATAGTGGTGATATTATTTTAGATGCGGTATTAACCGATGCCGGTAGAAAAAGATTGGCGGAAGGCGATGGATCCTTCCGAATTACGAAATATGCTTTCGGAGATGATGAGATTGATTATTCAAATTACAATCCGTCTCACGCTTCTGGTAGTGCATATTATGATTTGGAGATTTTGCAATCTCCAGTTTTGGAGGCTTTCACGAATAATACTGCCAATATGAAATCCAAACTAATGACATTGACTAACAATAATATTCTCTACTTGCCATCCATTGTCTTGAATCAGCAAATTGCAGCCACAAAATGGAATACGATCGTAGGCTCTGGTTCTTTTGTTGTGACTGTCGATCAAACAACAACTGCAACTTTTCAAGAAGGAAATAAATCCAATAAGTATGGCAATTATATTCCAGGCGACGATCCTGGAAAGCCAGATGCAGGCGCCCTAACAAATGTTCGCGTCGACCAAGGATTAAACACGACAGAAATTTCCAATGCCTATAAAATTGATGCTGAACTACAAGAAAATCAATACATTGTTGAAATAGATAATAGGCTTGGAAGCATCGCAGTCGCCGGATCAACGGCAATGGCCGACAAAGGTGGAACAACTGGACAGTCAGCTGCTTTTTCATTTATTGATGACGACAACATTGCTAGCTATTATTTATCAACAGGCGATTTTGTGCAAAGCACCCCTGCCGCTGATTTAAATCAAAATGCAAATAACAATCCAGGCGAGCTGCTGAATCAAGCAATTGCAGGCCCTCGCGGCACACACTGTGCATTTAGAATTAGAGCATCTACGAACTTAAGAACAAGCACGTATTTATTCGAGAGGCTTGGAAACACGTTTGGTTATGATGATAAAACATTTTATTATATTGATGTGATAGCTAGAGTGACCGGCGCAACAACAGGGTATAAAATTGACATACCAGTACGCTTTGTTAAGCAACAATAAAAGGAAGGTAATAAAACATGGCAACTACATTTAAGACACTTTTGAATAATGATATAGCAACCACCAGGACGCTACTTCATGAGGCAATCCCAATCACTGGTACGATTGCTTCGGGGACATACGTTACGGTTAATACTGATAACAATGTTAAAACATATGGTCATGGCATGTTCCAGTCTGTATATGATTATCCGTATTTAAGCTCTTCTGCAAATCATATTTTTGATATTACAGTTGGCTTGGCGGCAAGCGCCTCCGGCGACACGGCGGCCACCACAATCGGTGATAGCGAGCTTGGTCGCTTTGGTTCAATTTTTGGACAAACAAATTTCGGCGCCAACGCCCAATACGCGAAAAAAAGAAACATATATGACCAAATGGCGCAAGTTTTGCTTCCTTATGATATCAGCGGAAACATAAGAAGATTTGATCAAAATGGTGTCCTTGCCGATGGTCCAGCTAGCGCTGCAGATAAAAAATTTAATGAAGCATTTTTTATTAACTTTGCACGCCTTTTGACCAAGGATGAAATTAAAAAAGGAACGTTTTCAATACAATTCTTAACGGGAGGTACAGTGCCTGCAGACCGAACCGGGCTTATGACAATATCTGATTACGGAGCTAGCTCAAGTTTTCTTGTGAATTCTCCCACTGGAGAATATGGATTGCTATATACCGGCTCAGCCGATGCCGGCACAGCATCAAAGTCTGTCGGCCAAGTTTATTATCAGGCCGGCATTGTGGTGCTTAGTCCTTATATTTTCTCATTTGCAGCCGGCCATGGGTCTGCATCTTTTGATTGCAACTCACTTTCAGCTATCACCGCCGGCAGCAACATTAATCTTCCAAATACGGTTACTACAGCCGGCGATATTAGGCCGTTCGCTGTTCTTACAGGCTCTACCATTGATGATTTTGCTAATGGTGTCAGGAATAGGTTGTACAATGTAGAATTCCAAAACACTACAGAACTTAATTCAACGATTTATTTTTGCCGAGCAAACACGGGAGATTATAATTATTCTTCCAATCCGACGTATTTATCTGCCAGTAAAATTAGAGTTAAAGGAGACAATCCTTTCGCGCAGCCAGTGTCTTATATTACAAGCATTGGTCTATATTCACCAAACAATGAGTTGTTGGCAGTTGCTAAACTGTCGGAGCCACTAAAAAAGACTCCAAGCAATGAGTTGACTTTGCGTGTAAGGTTAGATTACTAATGTTATGCCGTACTATAAGTTTGAAGACAAGGACATTCTTCGCAACACTTTAAAAACACACCCTAAGTTTGTTTTTGATATTATAAGTGGTAGCATTTATTTAAATTCGTTAAGCGCAATAAGCGGCACACATGTTAATAATGTCACCATGGTGCCTACTGGACATGTTAGTCTTTATGAATTAAACATTGACAGAAAAGCTAGCGACCATACTTATGATCCCGACACTGGCGGTGGGGTAAAAGCACTTATATATCCTTTTACAACAAAAGATGGGGGCTTTAACTCTGTTGGAACTGTTACTGACGCAACATATAACACCTCTTATCAATACGGAGATATCCTTACTGGGTCTTATCCCATGTCAGCTAGTATCACCAGGGAGCGCTTTGCTTCAGGTGCTGGTACATCAAAGCCACATGTGATAGGGCTAAAGAATGTATTAAACTATTATACTTATTTAAGTCAGCATTACTCTTTTTCTTCATCTTATGGAGATAAAAACTCACAAGAGAGCAACTTAATAAGCATCCCTTCTATATTTTTTGATAGCGGCATTAAGCCTGGATCTGTAGATCTACAATTTTATATATCTGGATCTCTGATTGCACAATTGACAGATAAGAATAAGAATGGAGAATTGATACAAACTTATGGCGATGCATATGCTCAGTCCCAAGGGTCAAGCTCTGTAGCGGGCGTTGTTTTATATAATGAGGGCTTTGTATTGTTAACTGGCAGTTGGAACTTAACGCCGGCCTCATACAATTTTACTTACGCATCTAGGCAGGCAACATGGTGCGATTTCGCTGCAGGCGCGAATGATAGCGGAGATAGCAATCTGGCGCCATCAGCTAGCTTTAGAATGCAATTCTTAGGAACAAACGAAGTTACGACTTTAGATATGCACATGATTGCGCCAAAGGGCTTATTAAACCACTCAAGCAATCCTACATTTAAATTACACTCCAGCGCCTCTTCTGGAAAGATGTTTAGTTACAACAGCGCATCTTTTTTAGAAACTGACACCATACCGATAAAAAATACTATTAGCGGATCTATTTGCAATTATTCTTCTTCCTTTAAAAAACAAACATTTATTAGTACAATAGGTATATACGACGATCAAAGAAAACTAATCGGAACTGTCAAGTTGGCTACGCCGGTTAAGAAGACTGAAAATCGCGCATTCACATTTAAGGTTAAGTTAGATATTTAAGAATGATATTAGGTCTAGACGTTTCAACTAGTATAACCGGCGCCACTGTTTTAGATGATGATGGAAACATTTTATATAACGAGGCTTGGGATACTAGAAAATTTAAAAATTTTTTCAAGAAGGTAGAATATGTTGAACAACATCTTAAAGAGCTTTGTGGCAAATGTGGGGGAATCAAAAGAGTATATATTGAACAATCTCTCCAATCTTTTAGGTCTGGATTCTCATCTGCAAAGACTCTTTCAACTCTTGCTCGTTTTAATGGGGTGGTTTCATGGCTGGTATATCGAATACTGCAGATTGAGCCACAGTACTTAGCGGCCATCTCAGCGCGCAAACTTTGTGGTATAACAGTACCTCGCGGCACAAAAGCCAAGCAAGTTGTCATTGAGCACATATTACAGAATGTGCCTGAGATTCAAATAGAGTACACTAAACATAATAATGTAAAGCCTCATTGTTTTGATAAAGCCGACAGTTGGGTTATTGCCCGGGCCGGTTATCTTAAAAGTTCTTGACTTTATAATTTCTTTTTGTTAGAGTATATCTATGGATTCTGAAAAGATTGAAATATTGGGAGAAATTTTAGGAAGTTTTTATCGCTCAAGTGATGAATACTTGTTTTCGTGCCCTTTTTGTAATCACCACAAAAAGAAGATGTCGGTGAATATATCTAAAAATTCCTACAAGTGCTGGGTTTGCGACACCAGCGGAAGGAATATATTCTACCTTGTAAAGAGATTTGGCAACTACAATCACAGAAAAACATGGACTAGTTTTTTTGAAGCTGTTGACATAACGGAGTTTGATAATCTTTTCGATGCGCATGAAGAAAAAGAACACACACAGAGAGTCAAACTTCCAGATGATTATATTTGCTTGGCAAATAAAAATCTTCCTTCAACTTCAAAAGGGGCGTTAAAATATCTTAAAAAAAGAGGAATAAACGACTATGATATATTGAGGTGGAAAATTGGATATTGTGACTCGGGCGAATATAAAAACAGAATTATTATACCCTCTTTTGGCTTGGACGGATATTGCGACTATTTCATTGCTAGGACTTATAGACAGGATTGGTTAAAATATAAGAACCCTCCAGCTTCAAAGAACATTGTATTTAATGAATTATGGATTGATTGGGACAAGCCGGTCATTTTAGTCGAAGGGGCTTTTGATGCCATAAACGCGGATAATTCTATCCCTCTTTTGGGCTCAACTCTAAGTGCCCATTCTCGCCTGTTTAAGGCCCTTTTAACGCATTCTAGCGAGGTTTACATGGCCCTGGACCAAGATGCCGAGAAGAAGGCTTTAAACATCGTTAACGTGCTTAATTCGTATGGGGTGGATGTTTACAAAATAAACACTTCTGGATACGAAGATGTTGGCAATATGACAAAAGAAGAGTTCGAAGAGAGAAAGGACCAAGCAGTTCTTTTTGACGAATCTACACTATTAATACAAAAAATAATGCAAATATAACTTGACAAATAGATTTTAGTTGTTATACTTGTATGGAGTTGTATATTGCCATGAGGGATATTCAACTTGTACTTGCTTAAAAAGGAGAAAATTATGAGTACTGGAATTAGTAACTACCGAACAAGCGTTCTTGGCTGGAACGTTTTTGATGATATTTTTAATTCAATGCCAAACACCTGGGTGCAGCGCACCACCGAAGGCTATCCCGTCGCAGATATTTATCGAGACGATTCGGGAAACACGGTTATGGAATTTGCACTTGCTGGATTTAAAAAAGAGAATTTGCATGTCGAAGTTTTGCCTGAAAAGATGGAGATTCACGTCTCATCAGATTCGCACGGCGATGAGGAGACACCAAACTTTAAATCTCGCAGGATCGCACGTCGAGCCTTTCACAAGACCTATGTCAATTATGACAATAATTTAGATCTTAAAAGTGTGAAAGCGGAATTTAAAGATGGCCTCTTGAAATTGGAAGTGCCTCCGCGCCCGGAAGCAGAACCTTTTAAAATTGGCATTAAGTGAGGATAACATTGGTGGGTAGATTTTTTCTGCCCACCAATAAAAAAACTGTTGACAACACATGAGAGAATGTGTTATTATGTATATATGCATATTAAAGCGCGATCAATAAAAGTGACCTCAAGCCAGATCATTGACTGTTGAGTTCGCCGGCTTAAGCATATATAAGGATTTAATAGGATAAATATGAAGTTTGCACACATTGCAGATACGCACATCAAAAATTTAAAATACCACTTTGAATACAAAGAAGTGTTCGAAAAGCTTTACAAAAAGTTGCGGAAAGAAAAGGTGGATTATATTATACATTGCGGGGACATAGCCCACACAAAGACGCAGCTATCGCCAGAGTTCTTTGATTTGTGCTCCAGTTTTTTGGCATCTTTGGCCTCCATTGCACCTACTTATGTAATTCTTGGTAATCATGATGGAAACCTTAAAAACAGCAGCAGGCAAGACGCTATTACGCCCGTAGTCGAGGCGCTAGATCACCCAGACCTGCATCTGCTGAAAGACAGCGGGGAGGCCAAATTAGATGGAGATTATGTACTTAACGTTCTTAGTGTGTTCGATCGCGACAATTGGATACCACCTACCGACAATACAAAAATTAACATTGCTTTGTACCATGGCGCTATTTGTAATAGCCGCACTGATTTGGGGTGGATTATGGAGCATGGCGAAGATGACATCTCAATTTTTCAAGGACATGATTTTGCTTTTCTCGGAGACATCCACAAAACAAATCAGGTCTTAGATCACGATGGGCGAATTCGCTATGCTGGATCGACCGTTCAGCAAAACCACGGTGAAACAAACGATAAGGGGTTTTTAATTTGGGACATTGAGGATAAGGATACTTTTACATGTGCCCATCACATTCTTGAGAATCCAAAGCCCTTTGTCACAATAGAACTTACACCCAAGGGTCGAATGCCCAAAAAGATTCAAATCCCAAATGGAGCCAGAGTCCGACTGGTGTCGAATAATAATCTACCCCTCAGTGCAATGAAAAAAGCAGTTGAGGTTGCAAAGCACCGCTTTAAGCCAGAAAGTATTACTTTTTTGAATAGGGCTTCTGGAGAGAGAGGTAGCGTCGACGAATTGACTGATGGCTTAGAAAATGATAATCTAAGGGATGTTGCAGTACAAGAAGAACTTATTAGAGAATATATCAAAGATTTCCAACCAGATGAAGAGTTGGTCGAAAGAGTGCTCAAGCTTAATTCTAAATACAATGCAGTTGTAGAAGAAAACGAAGAGGTGGGAAGAAATATCAATTGGAAGCTAGATAAACTTGAGTGGGATAATCTTTTTAACTATGGGGAGGAAAATGTAATTGATTTTAAAAAGATATCTGGAATGGCCGGCATCTTTGGCAAAAACTTTTCTGGCAAATCTAGCATTATTGACAGTGTTCTGTTTACTTTATTTAATTCTACTAGTAAAAACGAGCGGAAGAACCTCAACATCATCAATCAAAACAAGGAGTTTGGATCAGGAAAGGTCCACATCTCAGTTGGAAATAAGAAATATACAATTGAAAGAAGAGCAGACAAGTATATAAAGAAACTAAAAGGTGAAAAAACATTAGAGGCCAAAACAGAATTAAATTTTGAATATTATGACTCGGTGTTGGATGAGACTAAGAGCCTGAACGGAACTACAAGAGGCGAGACGGATAAAATAATAAGGAAGCACTTTGGGACTTTAGATGATTTCTTAATGACATCTATGTCTTCTCAGTTGGGTGCCTTGCAATTCATTAGCGAGGGCTCAACAAGAAGGAAGGAGATTCTTGCAAAATTTCTTGATTTGGAAATGTTTGATAAGAAGTTTAAATTAGCCAAGGAGGATGCCACGGACTTAAGGGGCGCACTTAAGAGGCTGGAAGGTCAGGAGTTTGATGATGACATTTTTAATGTAGACAAGGAGATCATTTTCAATGAAGCTTCCACGAGAGATCACTCTGAAAGTTGCGAAATTCTAAAAAAAGATTTGATGCAAATCCAATCTTCAGTTGATGAAATTCAAAAATCAATTGATTCTATACCAACAGATCTGATAGATATTTCCGCCGTCAACGCCATGCTCAACGAGAGGACGAGACAGCGCTTTGAGATTTATGATGCTATAGCCAGCTTTCAAGAGATGCTTTTAGAAAAAGAAAATCTTGTCAAAAAAATTAACATTTTTGTTTCAGGTTTTAATACTGAAGAGTTATATGAAAAACAAAGTAGAGTTGCTGAAAAGTTGCTGGCGCTAAAGGGCATTACTGATGAAATAGAGTCTATCGAAAAAGAGAAGGAAGCAAAAGAGAAGAGAATCGTTCTATTGAAAGAGGTGCCATGCGGAACTAAATTTCCAAATTGTAAATTCATTTGTGATGCCCACAAAGCATCTAGTGGAATTTCTGACTTACTGACAAAGACCAAGAATCTAGATGAAAAGGCTGAAACTATAGGTGTGGAAGTAAGGGAATTAAACCCCGAACAGATTGAAGATTATCTTAAAAAATATAAAGAAGTAGTCGACAAGAGAGAGGCTTCAGAGCTTGAGATTTCAAAAATAAAAATTGAAATAGAAAGAAGCGAAGTAAATTTAAAATCTATCAATTCAGATATTGAAAGCTTAGAGGGGCAAAAAGATCTTTATCACGAAAATAAAGAGATTATTGAAAACAAAGAATCCTTCATTAAACAATTGAAAAAAACAAAAGATCTTTATGCAGATAAAGAGAGAGAATTACAAGAATGCCAAAATGTTCTTATGGGATTCTACAAGGAGCACGGATCCTTAGAACAAAAGTTGAAGTCTCTCAAGGAGCAAAAAGAAGAACTTCAGAATTTACGAGAGGACTATTCTGCCTACGATCTGTTTATGAGGTGTATGCATACGAATGGCATATCATATGATATTATTAAAAAGAAGCTCCCAATCATCAATAACGAAATCGCCAAGGTGATTGCCAATGTTGTTGATTTTGAAGTCTTCTTCGAGAACGATGGCAAGCACATGAAGATTTTTATCAAACACCCCAAACACGAGCCTCGACCTATTGAAATGGGGAGCGGTGCTGAAAAAACTATCACTGCTATGGCAATTCGTTTAGCACTTCTTTCTGTCTCTAATTTACCGAAATCAGACGTTTTTATCTTAGACGAGCCTGGTACCGCACTTGATGCTGATAATATGGATGGTTTTATTTCCATTTTAGAACTAATTAAATCATACTTTAAAACTGTTATTTTGATTTCTCATCTTGACAGCTTAAAAGATTGTGTAGATCAACAAATTGTTATTGATAAGAAAGAGGGATTTGCACACATAAACATATGAGGAGAGTAAAATGGCACAACCAGAGTTAAAAATTAGCGATAAATTTGATATTAACAAGATAAAAAACCTTACCAACAATAATGATCATGATGGCAGCCTAGAGCAAGTGCCGTTTTTCTTAAATGTTCCCGGTGTTCCCACACTAAAGGGGGATAAAGAATCGGGACAGGCATATGTTGTTAAAACATAAAGAGGTATATTATGATGACTAAACAGATTATCGACAAAGGATTAAACAAATTATTGTCTCGCAAGCTGATGGTTTGGATGACTGCGACTGCCCTGATGATATTTTCTGACTCCTTGAATAGTGAAGATTGGGTTGCCATTTCTTTGGCATATATTGGTATTGAAGGCCTTGCAGACATTGCAACTCGATGGAGGCACGGCAAATAGTGGCTTGGCTGACTATAAAAACTTTTTTAAAAAAGTGCTGGGTTTGGATTAAACACAATTGGAAAGCTCCAATTGTTGTGGTGTTTGCTATAGTTGCTTGGCTTTTCTTTCGAAAAAAAGGGCAAGCGCACAAAGTTTTAGAATTGAGGGCGAAGAGTTATAAAGAACAAATAGATGCAATTAACCGCATTCACAAAGAAGAGATAGAGAAGAAGAATAAAATCTTAGAAAATTATAATAATATTTTGTCTGAATTGGAAGAGAAGTACAAGAACGATAACAAAGAACTGGATAAAGAAAAGAAAAAAGAAATTAAAGAGTTGGTAGAAGAGTACAATGAAAAGCCAGAAGATTTGGCAAAGCTCTTAGCTGAAAAATATGGATTAGATTATGTTGAATAAGGCAATAACTATATTACTATCATTTTGTTTGATATTGATTCCGACATTTTCCATGGCTGCAGAACCACTATTGCCGCCTAAAGGAAAAATAACCGGCTTAAGATATAAGCAAAAAGCGCCTTATTCCGGAGTGCTTCTGAACAGTATTGCAGCAGCCAAGCTTTTGACAGACCATAAGTATTTAGACAAGCAGTGGGAACTTAGACTGAAATATGAGTTGGCAAAAGAAACGGCGCGCCTCCAATTAATTATCGAAGGCCAGAAACTTACTTATAAATCTTTACAAGAAAAGCACAAAACACTTCTCAGCATTAAAGATGGGGAAATCGAGCGCCTCAGTAAAATTGCTGCAAACACAAATGATTATTCAATTTGGTGGGCCACCGGCGGCGTCATCGTGGGCATCGCCCTGACGATAGCTGTTGTTTATGCGGTCCATGAGGTGAAATAACATGAGACCAGCAAATCTATCAATGGATCAGCTTTTGCAAATTATAACCAATAGAGCAACTGCGGTTTCTAGCGGCTCTGCTGCCGGCACCGTCGAGAATATAGCGGATGATGTTAAGTTGTATTTTGGTAACGACAACGATGCATACATAGAATATGATGAGAACGGCAGCGACACCATGGTTTTAGGGTTCCCCACCGCCGGCGGCCAAATATTGGACGACAAGAAGCTGTTTTTTGGAACCGACAAGGATGCCTTCATTGAATACAATGAGGATGGAGATAATTTTCTTGTTATTTCTGGCTCATCTAACGGTATTGTCTTGTCTGGGAGTACCGTCCAAATCCGCGGAGTACTCGCCGGCGCCTCCCCACTTCAGATAGCGGGCGGTATTGAGATTATTCCCGCTTCAGACGGCACAACAACTTCCATGAATTTCGGTGATGATATTAAAGTATACTTTGGCGATAGCAACGAAGGCTCTATTGAGTATGATGAGGACGGAGATGATTACTTAATCATATCTGGCTCGTCTACAGCAGGTATACAATTAGACGGCCCGGAAGTCCGTGTATCTGGTATGCTAGGGATAGGTGATTTCAGCCGCGGCGCAACAGTCACTCATGGACTGACATTGCCAGATTCTGCAACGGCAGCTGGAAGGGTAAAAGCAAATGCTTTTGTGACCTATTCGTCGATCAGCCTTAAAAATAATATCTCTAAGATTGAAAATCCCGTCGATATATTAAATAATATAGAGGGCGTAACATTCAATTGGAAGAAAAATAATAGAAAAGATATTGGCTTTATTGCTGAGCATGTTGGGCAATCTATGCCAGAAATTGTAGAGTGGAAGGAAAATAAAACAGATGCACATGGCATGGATTATACAAAATTGGTACCAGTGCTTGTTGAAGCAATAAAAAAACAACAGGAAGAAATATCTAACTTGCGGGATACGTTGGAGATTTTAAAAAATACTCTCGAAACCCAAAAAAATAATTAATATTTTTTATTCAAAAGACCGCGCAGGGCCCTATTTAGTCGTGACTACCCACATTTTCGTATGCACACGTGTGCCTGCGGGAGAGTGGGGAAAATAACATAACTATATAGGAGGAAATTATAATATGTCTAGTCCTGCACAAGTATCTCAATATGGTCCATATATTGATCTACAAAACTTTACCGGATCCGCGGCCCCAGGGACGTCCGGATCACTTTGGCTCTCTGGCTCGGACGCCAGCGAGATCTTACACGCCAACGTTGGATTGAACGTTGCGGGTACTATTACTGGTGACACAAGCTTGACGCTTGATACAACCACCCTTACCACTGCCGAGCTTGCCGTGCTCGATGGTGTTACTGCCGGAACTGCAACTGCTAGCAAAGCAGTTGTTCTCGACGCTAGTAAAAATATTGCAACCATTGGTACAATCGGTTGCGGCGCAATTACATCGACAGGCGCATCTTCCATGGGTTCTTTGAACGTTGGTGGTACCCTGGCATGTGATACGAGCTTTACTATCGACAGTACGGTTCTAAACGCAACTGAGCTTGGCTACGTTGATGGTGTTACCGCTGGTACCGCCGCGGCAAGCAAAGCTGTTGTTCTTGATGCCAACGGAGCCGTTGGTACCATTACTCACTTGACAGCCACTTACGCTAAAATTGAGCAATTGGACGTCAGCACCATTAACAGTGTTACCCAGACGGACACTATCCTTGAAATCGAGGACAAGCTGATCGTCTCTGCTCTTTCTGCCTCTTCTGGTAATGCCGATGGAGGTGGTCTTAGAATTGGTGGTGGCGGCCAAAGCGCCGGCCACGCCTCTGTCCTTTGGGATGATAGCAACACCGCTATCGACTTTAACATTGCTGTTGGTGGTGCCGAAGTAACGCAAGTTCGCTTAACGGACGGAGCGCTCCTTCCGGAAACCGACAGTGACGTTGATCTTGGTTCTTCTGCTTTACAGTTCAAAGATGTTCACGCTGACGCAGGTTACATCGATGCGATTACTGTTACAGGCACTTCAACGCTTACGACTGTTGATATCAACGGTGGAGCTATTGATGGCACTGCCATTGGAGCCTCTTCCCAATCAACGGCCAAGTTCACCACTATATCCGGCTCAGGCGCCGTGACTCTCGCCTCTACTCTTACCGTCCAAGGAAACATCCT